TCTATTTCGTTTTTAAAATTTAACCAATTTAAAAAAAGGCAGCCGCTGTGATGCAACTGCCTCATACTCAAAAGAGCGGCAAGCGAGGCTCGAACTCGTGACCCTCAGCTTGGGAAGCTCTTTTTTAGTGCATCTATAATACTATATATCAAATATTTATTTTACATACAAAAATAATTTGCATACAATTTGCATAACAAGATTACTGCGTGTTATATTACAAACTTATGCAGCCGTTCCAATCTCATGCAAAAACTCCGGAGCTAAATCTGCCCCATTTGCCCATTCTATAGTTGTGTGCGTCAATCCGTATTGGATGAACTTATCCTTATCCAACAATTCCCCAAACACTTCTCCTGTAAGGTATGGTTTTAAATCAACCTTTTTTTTGCTTCCGTCACTGAACGTTACAAGAAGCTCATAATCTTTGATATAATCTACATCTACTACTCGTAACATAAGCATCTATTTTAAAGGTTCTATTTTATTCAGTTTATCCCCTTTTTGAGCCTTTTCCCACAAAGTAAGGATTTCCGTTTCATGCAAATCCATCCATTGGTTAACTTTGGCAATTACCTTTGCTGGTGCTTGTCCGTCTACAATTCTGTCCAAGACGCTAATGGAGCATTCATAATTACCATAAGTAAAGTGAATATGAGGGGGATTGTGGTCTCTCCAATAAAGGCTTACGATAATTCCAAAAAATCTACATATTTCAGGCATAAATTATATTTTATACAAAGGTAAGCAAATATTCCAAACGGTCAATCAATCCACCTTTATTTTTATACTCTTTCCACAGTTCGGGCACGTGATAGAGGATCCATCGCTTTGGGGCTTTTCAAATAGTTCAGTTACCGGGCAACCTATGGCATCCGCAATCTTGTTTAATGTTTCAACCGTCGGGTTACCATTAACCATATTGGATAAATTTACTCTATTTATTCCCATCTTATCGGCAAGTTCTGTTATAGTCATACCTTTTCCTTTGATAACTTCTTTGATTCTTAAATTCATAATGTAATGTTTTGATTTACGATACAAATATACAAAATTTATTTATTGTAATGATATTACGGTACATTTTTGCGTTAAAGTAATGTTAAACACTTCTTTTGATTTGCTCAAATGTACCGTTTTATATTACATTTGCGGCATAAATGAAATATAAAACATTACACATATGAAACGCTACAATTTATCAGAGATAATGAAGAGGGCTCACAACTTCTACAAGACAAGCAAATACACTTGGTCTGAAAGTTTGAAGAAGTCCTGGAAAATGGCGAAGTTCTCGGTACGCGTCAAGGAAGATATAGCCAATATCGTAGACTACAAGGCTGCCGATAATAAATCATTCGCTGATAGATTGAGAGAAGAAGCAAAAGGATATAAGCCCGCCGGAAGAAGCTCTTATGATGATTTGTCAATCCCGGCATCCGCCTACTACAATCCGTACAGCTACGGGCGTTTCGGTTCTCATTACGTAGGTGATTAACTTAATACATTATATCATGGAAGAAAACAAACAACTTGTAGGCAATATTTGCGCCTCTATTGAAGAACTTGGTAATGTGATAGTAGATAACGTAGCTGCATCACACAAAGATTATGAAATGATGATTGCTTCTTTGGATAATTCGATAGCTGAAATGAAGAAGAGATTAGGAAATATATTGCCACATAACCAAGCATAGATGCACGTTGAGGTTTCGACCAACGTTCACGTTGTGATACCCCGTCAGCAATACGGCTGGCGGGGTAAATAAACTATTTGTTTATTCTATTTTACATAAACCAAATGATGAAGCACATTTCCGCTTTTTGTATCAACTTCCGCCAACCTGGCTACCTAAAATTTTCATATTATAAATTTTCTTTTCCTTTACCTTTCCGCCTTTCAGTATTGCGACTTCTTGCCTCAGTTGTGCAACTTCGTTCAGTAATTTCTCATACGCTTCTGCGAGACGGAGCATGTGCTTCATCATTAGATTTACATTTTCATTCATTATATTTCAAATTAATAAATTGTGTCTTGTGAGAGATGAAATATCAACAAATTTTATGTTGAAAAAGTTTTATTTTAAAACATGTTTGTAAACATAAATATTAAACAGCCTTTCTTCTCTCACTGAATAGGTCTTGTATTTCTTCCACAGATTTGTTTAGAGCATTAAATCGCCTTTGCAAATCCTCAAATTGCGCTTCATACATGACTACTGTCGTTTCATACATTCGCTTCCAGTATTCAGCAGTTTCCGGAGATGGCAAATCTTCTACATCTTTTTCAGACAAAGACGAATGTGAAGTTTCATTGTCAAGGAACATTGGACCTTTGCCGGTGAGGATGTAGTTGGCGTTGACATTTGAATATATTTCACAAAAATTAGACACCATGTCAATGCTGGCTTCTGTTAGATTATTCTCTATATTTGAAATTTTCTGCTTAGTTATAGAAGGACATTTTTTCCCCATTCTATATCCAGTAAGCCCCATTTCTTTATAGGTTTCTATAAACCTTCTTGTCACATCGTTCATAAAAAATCTCCTATTTTCTTTTGTAGTCCTAAAAATAGGACTATCTTTGCACACGTAACAAGTAGCAGTTGTTCGATTGACATTGTTTATACTTACCCCTTTCCGGGCTAATTATATGAGATGAATCCTGTGATAGCTGCTACCTATTACGGGATTCATTCTTTATATAAAATACAATCGGTCAATGGACATACTTAATATACCAATAGATATAATCAAAAGATACAAGGCAAGCAAGGCTGAAAAAGAATTGCTTGCCTTTGCTATTGGTATTAAGTGTCTGTATTCAAATTCTGTACTTACCGATGTAACCCCTTATAAAGTGATGAAACTGTTTCATGTTTCTCACGATAAAGCCAAACGCCTTATTAACGGAGCGTTAAACGACAGTTTTCTGTTTTCCATAAAAGGAGGCAGCTTTCTTGCAAACACTTTTAAAAGCAAGGAAATCAAAAGGTCAATAGGGCGTACGCCTTTTATTTACACCTCTGATTATTGCTATAAACTGAATAAGAAGGAATATTCAATTCGCATGCTTGTGCATGAGCTGAACTGTATTATGCTTCTTTGTGCAGTCAATTCTATTGATAGAGACAACTTTCCGCAGAGTAACGGGAAACCGAAACAAAAACGTTGTGCCCTTACCAAGGATTTGACTTTGCGCAAACTTGGAAATATATCCGGTTCAAGCAAAAGTACCGCACACAGACTGATGAATGAAATGTTCCGAAACGGAGTAATCTCCAAGACAAGGGCGCACGGGGAAATGGTTATCCATACCGTGAATGCCAACACCGTTGAAGAGTGGCGCAAAAGAACGGGAAGGAAACATTTTATCTATAACCCCAAAGACGGAAGCGGATGGATTGTCATTCCTTGTTCTTACTCTATATGCGACAGAGGGACTACCGAGAAATATAAGCACGTTATTTATAATCACAAGAAGCGTGTAGAATCATCAAATCTCAAAGTGTCCAAGCATCCTGTTTATGAGAATCCGTTTGATAATCCCATTAACGCTGCTTATTTATGATATTTCTATTTTGGGAACATATATTATTTACAGAGAGAATGGGATTGTACAGCGTATATAAACACATACGTGCGTGATAATTTAATATATAAAATATCAAGACAATGAGTAGATATTATACATTGAATTTGAATAATAACCGATTGTACAACATTTCAAAGAACGAATTATGAAAAATGAACCTAATTACACAATTACAATTTCCCGTAGATACGTTGAGGGAAAAAACAGCCTTAATGTAGAGAGAACCGTTACAAACGCCGAAGACGGTGAAGTAATATTTCATTCACTGCATGAAATTAGCAGCGACAGTGAAAAAGAATCACCTATTACGTTTCTTGAAAAACATTTAGGGCTGTACCCTCCCGAAAGCAAAAGCCAATGCAGATGTAATAGATGCCGCAATTTCAGTGATGGTTTTTACTTTCTCCGAAACGGGTGGCTCCACCGTTTTTTTAAGAGATTCAAGTTCAAGTTTTAGTCTTTCCAAATCATTTGAGAGCATTTGGTCTTGCATCTTAAATCCCCCATAGCGGTAGAATGTATCCAATTTTGAATTAAGATATATTTTACCGCCATTCTTATAACCTTCAATTTTAAGCATCCCCATATCTTCAAGTTCAATCATCACTTTTTCAAATTGCACCATACTGATATTAAGGTCTGGGACATTTTTATATTCAAAATAAAAACCATTTCCTTCTTTATTAAGAAGTTCATGCACTATTTTATCCTTTTCCTCCGGCATTATTACCTTAGGATGCTCCTTTTCCCCCTTCGATGCTGTCCTAAACTCAACCATAACAATATATTAATCAGAGTTTTATATAAAATATGTTTTATAACATAGCTGTTTCATTCATGGCATGCCATATACAAATCCCTCAGATATATAGCCATTGCCACTTGTATGTCATTTTGCCTTAACGGGTATTCCTTCCCATCAAATATTGTTATGTCAGGAGAATTGTATATGAAATCCTTGACGGCATCAGCCTTGTCTGTATAGAACAAGTCGAATACCGCCCTTATGGCAGCCCGTTCTATATCATAAGGCGTTGAGTGCATGTCACTCTCTATACTGTTGAAAAGGTATTCCTTGTTGCTGTCAACGCAATCCTTTCCATGGCTCTCCTGCAATATGTGTTTCCCGAACTCATTCAGTTGGTACGGGCTTCTCTTCCTCGAAGTGATAGACATTCCCATGGACATAGTAATAAGAAGGTCGTCCATCCGCTTGTTTGCTCCCAGTATATCCTTTTCCTCTTTTTCTATGCGCACTTCATGCTTCTCTATCATGGAAAGATGTTTGTCGCATGGCAACCTTTTAATTATATCCTTGATTTCACGATTGGTCTCATTCAGCATTCTTAGGCTTTCATCGAATTTACCCATGTCTTTCTCATGCTGCAAGCAAGGGAGGTTATCTGCCTTATGCAACATATCATCTATCCTTTTTGTCCACCTTGACACCCTCCATACTACAAGACAACAAATCAACGTAGGTGTCACCCAAGGGTAGTTTTCCAATATCCAGTTTATTATTGCTTCCATAATCTATAATTTAACACAACGCTAATATACTAATTTTCAATTATTTGTGCAAATATATGTTTTACAACATATATAATGGTTCTAAAAATAGGACTATTTATTTTGTGCGTCCTAAAAATAGGACTATCTTTGCACTGTTGTTAATCAACAACGTTATTTTTTAAAGTAAATACAAAGATAAGAAAATAAATAAAGAAAGCAAATATGAAGTACGATTTATCAGACATAATGAAAAAGGCTCACAACTTCTACAAGACCGGAAAATACACCTGGTCTGAAAGCTTGAAAAAGTCATGGAAGATGGCAAAGTTTTCTGTCCGCGTAAAAGAGGAAATATCCAATATGGTAGACTATAAGTCTGCTGACGATAAAGCGTTCACTAATAGATTGAGAAAGGAGAATGAAGGCTATAAGCCGGCAAAAAGAAGCGCCTATGATAATTTCAATGCTCCGGCTTCCGTCTATTATACTTCTAACAACAGAGGGCGTTTTGGCTCTTGTTTCGTGGGTGATTAATACAATTAGCACATAAATATGAATGACATCAAGACAATAGCAGTAAAGAAAATATCTCCATCCGACACATTAAAAAGTATAAAAGTCGGTGACACAGTGATTATAAAGGACAAGCATATAAAACCCAATGTAGCCCGCTCTACCATGTCCAGACTATCTAAAAACGGATATAGCTTTTATTCGACAAGCTGCCCTGAAGGGTTGATAGTAAAACGACTTAAATAATATCATTATGAATATCAACAGAATATCAAAACAGACAGCCATGTTTGCAATAGGATTTATCGGCTTCTTATTCCTTCTCGGCATTGCAGGTAAATCAGATTATAATCAGGAAGTCATATACAACATGACGGAAACGGCTTACAATGTTATTGTAGATTCTCTCGGCGAAGGTTGTAGCGATACTCAAATCGTAAAGACTTATTTAAATAACAAAGAATATTACGACAGTCTAAGTTGGTAGGTTATGGGAAGAACGAAATCTGTAGGAAAGGTAGAGCCGGTCAACAAACTATGGCTTTCCGCTAAGGAAGCAATGGCATACTTAGGATGCAGTGATAAACTGTTGGAAAAACTAAGGAACAATGCCGAAATATCATTTTCCCAATATAACAAACGTACCATTTGGTACGACTTGAAAAGCATTGAAAGGTTTATAGAAAGAAACCGTGTTGTGTGAACAACGCTCCTTCCTCTTAGCTCAGCCAGGCAGAGCATCGCTATGGTTACTTGTTCGAAGGTTTAGTATCCGGTAATTTCCGGTTAGCGAAGGTCGCACGTTCGAGTCGTGCAGAGGGAGCATTATAGGCGAAACCGATGAGCCAAACATTCGGGATGGGAGACTTAACCCTCAAAAATGAAGTCGTGTTCAGGGCACGTAAAATTAGCCTGCGCTGATAAGCAGTATATCTATATATACACATAGCTGAGGCGATGTATAGCGTGCAAGCAACCGATTGCGAAGACTGTTCATTGAGAGGTGAATACGAGCATAAGGCAGCAGCGTGATTAAGTTAATGAACATACTACAATAGTAGTCTATGTATCAGCGCGGAAAATCGTCCGTTAACCGTTAAAGTATGATGTTTGGGCGTCATTATCGCTGGTACTATTATATACTCCCTTCCCGTCAAATTCGGGCACGCTGAAAGCTAAACACGTATTGTTGCGTTGAAGGGAGCCAATATTTATTAATCTTTAAATATATAGAATTATGATTGGGAAAAAAGTAATTATTAGAGCAGACAGAGCGGGCGTATTTTACGGAGTATTGAAAGAAAAAAATGGTAGTGAGGTTACATTGACAGACTGCCGAAGATTGTGGTGTTGGTATGGGGCTGCATCTATCAGCCAATTAGCTGTTGAGGGAACGAAAAGACCTAATGATTGTAAATTTACATTAGTTGTACCGATAATCTCTATTTTGGGGGTTATAGAAATAATTCCTTGTACAGATGAAGCGATAAAATCCATTGAGGAGGTAGCCGTATGGAAGAACAGATAAGAAAGTTTCTTAGTATATACTCTGGCTCTGGCTCTGGCTCTGGCTCTGGCTATGGCTCTGGCTATGGCTCTGGCTATGGCTCTGGCTCTGGCTCTGGCTATGGCTCTGGCTATGGCTATGGCTCTGGCTATGGCTATGGCTCTGGCTCTGGCGATGGCTCTGGCGATGGCTATGGCTCTGGCGATGGCTATGGCTCTGGCTATGGCTCTGGCTATGGCTCTGGCGATGGCTCTGGCGATGGCTATGGCTCTGGCTATGGCTCTGGCTATGGCTCTGGCTATGGCTCTGGCTCTGGCGATGGAATTAAAACATTCAATGGCGACAAAGCATATATCATTGATGATATTCCTACAATTATCAAGCATGCTCATGACAATGTAGCTAAAGGATATATACTGAACGATGACTTTACATTGACTGAGACATTTGTTGCAAAAAGGAATGGGAAATTCGCTCATGGAGAAACATTGCACGAGGCCTTTGCTTCGCTTCAAGAAAAATTGTATGACGATTCAACCGAGGAAGAAAGGTTGGAAGCTTTTAAAAAGCATTTTCAGGACTTTACTAAAAAGGTATCGGCTAAAGAATTGTTCCATTGGCATCATGTGCTGACCGGCTCGTGCAAGCAAGGAAGGCTGTCATTCTGTGCCAATAAGGGAATAGACATTGACAATGATACTTATACCGTACATGAGTTTATAGAATTAACTCAATATTCTTATGGCGGTGATATAATCAGAAAATTGAAGTAATATGTAATTATCCCGTGGCTCTCAATAGATGTTTGAGAGTGGTAAGGCTTAACATCGGAACGCTCACGGGAACGAATTAAATTATAACGACAATGGAGAATATATTATCTTCCGGAGCGCTACTTGTCATCGTTTTCTTTGGTCTCAGTCTTTTCTATTCGTTCCTTGAGATTTTTGGTTCGATGGGGAAAAAGCCTAAAGATACCGATAACCGAAGCGCCGAGTGCAAGGATTCCATAGAAATAGATGTACACATCGGAAAAAACGTATATCACATATCTATACCCAAGACCATAATTGTTAGGAAAGACAATTAGCCAAAAGGAAGCGGCAAGGGTGCAGATAAGCAAAGGTAAATGTCCTCTTCTGTACCGTTCCCTTCCCGCTCTATATACAATAACGGTAAAAAGGTACGATATATACACGCAAAAGATAGATGCAGTGGCCGAGAAAACAACCTGCTCATAAAACTCCAAGTTGGCAAACTCTGGTATGTACAGATACAAGACAGTAAATAAGACGGGGAACGATACCGCAAAAGCGGTAAACAAAGACTTATGCTCCATATTGTAGCATTTGATTAATTCTGATAAATCCATATTTCTTAATTTTTAGTTTGGCGACACAAAATTAAGAAAATCCCCTGATAATAACGTGATGTTGCCAATCGAATTGGTTCAGGGGAACAAAGCCTGTAAGGGTGAATAATTCATGATAGCTTTTTAATGTAGACAGTCCCGTCCACGTGCTGGCCGGGAAACACTGCGACATGGCGGAATGGTAGACGCAGCACTCTATGATAGGAATGTCAAACCTTAGATGTGCGGAGCTTGACAACTCGTCCCGGTTCGAGTCCGGGTGTCGCAACATCTTCACTACAGATGAAGTATTTGTTTAGTCGTAGCCGGGCGGTCTGTGAGGATAGTCCGGTTTTTCTTGAAACCAATTAATAACAATCATATGAAAACATTACAATTAAGTGAACAAAAAGCCCGTGAACTATATCGGAGCGGTTCAAAAGAATTAAAAACAGTATTGGAAGAATCTTTTGGAAAGGATTTCTTTTCACAAGACGTTACAGAAAGAGTGAAAACCTACCTTGATGCTTGCCACGAGTTGGGAAGGGAACCACTCGATGAGAAAAAGCTATTGGAGTTAGGCTTGACGGAACACGATATTGCTTATCAAAAGCTGGCTATCGTTACGGAAGCTCTAAATGAAGGTCAGAAACTTAATGTATGCGATGCTAACGTGAAACGCTGGTATCCGTGGTTCAAGCCTAATGGGTCTCCTTCCTCTTTGGCTTTCCACGATTCGCGTTACGGTAATGCGTATGCGCGTGCTGGTAGCGGGTCTCGCCTTTGTTTGAAAAGCGAAAAGCTTTCCAATTATTGCGGGAAGCAATTCATTGATTTGTGGAAACAATTTATTCTATAACCCTATAAACTTACAATTATGACTTTAAATGTAGATAAAAAGAACGCTTTAAAGGCTTGGAGAGAAGCGGACAATAAAGGAAAGCAGATGCTTGAAAATCTATACGGCAAAGAAATATTTGCCAATCAAAACGTAATGGATAGAATCAAAACGTTTGAAGACGCAATGGAAGAAACAGGAAGAAAAGGTGTCCCTGATTTTTCAGATTTACCCAAAGACATGCGCAGGCATTTCATTGCGTTATATAAAATGGAAGTTATTACGGAAGCTCTGAATGAAGGCTGGAAAGCAGACTGGGATAACTCGGATGAGAACAAGTATTATCCCTATTTCATTATGTCTCCTTCCTCTTTCGCTTTCTACGGTTCGGCTTGCGCTATTGCGTCTGCGTTTGCGGGTAGCGGGTCTCGCCTTTGTTATAAAACACGCGAACTTGCGGAATATTCGGCAAAACAATTTATTGACATTTGGAAAGACATCCAGATAGGATAAGATAACAATCATATGAAAACATTTGAAGAATTAAAAGAAGAACTCTTGACCCGCGCTAAAAATGCTGGCGCATGCCAATCCGGCTACGCAATGGGGCTAAGAAGCAATACGAAAGCCGACCTTCTAAAGCCGTGAGAGAAGCGAAGTGCGCACCGCTTCCCTTTAACCTTGTACGGGCGGTTTAAAAACACAATACAATGGAAAATGAACTTGAAGAACTGTACAAGGAGCTGAACGAAGTCAAAGCTTGTGATTTGGAATATCTTCCCAAATACGACTATTCAAGATATTGTTAAATTATCAACATTATGGAGAACAACTTAGATTTATACAACCGCGTCAGAAAAGTCCCCCAAGAAGCTATAAAAAGTATTGCTGCGGGAAGATTGAAAGGTATGTCTGATATAAACCCTATGTGGCGCATAAAAAGGCTTACCGAAGAATTTGGAGTGTGTGGTTTCGGATGGAAATATGAAATCATCCGAATGTGGAACGAAAATGGTGGCAATGGAGTAATATCCAGTTTCGTTCACATAAACCTATTTGTAAAAATGAACGGGGAATGGAGCGAGGCTATACAAGGCATCGGCGGTTCTTCATTTGTGACAAATGAGAAAAACGGTCTCTATACATCGGATGAATGTTTCAAGATGGCCTTAACGGATGCCATATCAGTGGCTTGCAAAGCATTAGGAATGGGGGCTGATGTTTATTGGGATAAAGATTCGACAAAATACAACCAAACAAGCATGCAAGCGGCGCCTGTTACAGACAATCGAAAGTTGCTTAACAAAGAACAGTTTAACGACGAGAAGCTGATGGAGTGGATATATAAATATTTGACTAAAGCCAAAAATGAAGGCAAACGCCTTTCTCTCGTAAACCTTGTAAATGAAAGTTACAAGGTTGCCCAAGAAGATATAAGTATCATATCTGCCAATTACGAACAATACAGAATTAATAATAACCTACCATGAGTAAAGAATTATCAATTAGCAAAATTCCGGCTACAAAATCAGAACAGGAACAATTAGCTTCCCTTTTTATTCAAAAAGTACTTGATGGAGAAATCAGTGCCATAGAAGCCGTTATTCAAATGAAAAGCATCGGTGAATCCATATCTATTTTTTTGAAAAACAATGATATAAGAGAAGCAGTAATCAAGGAAACGGAAAAATACGGAAAAGGCGAAACTCCGTCATACAAAGGAGCCGTTGTTCAAGTAAAAGAGACATCTGTGAAATATGATTTTGCAGGATGCAATGACATTGTTTGGGATAAACTGAACAAGGAAAAGAAAGAAGTGGATGAAAAGATAAAGCAACGTGAAAGTTTCCTTAAGCTTGTAAATACCAATAAAACGGAAATAGATGAAGAAACCGGTGAGATATATACAATATTTCCGCCTGCGCGTTCATCTACCACATCTTATGCTATTACATTCAAAAAACAATAGTTATGTATCGAATAAGTGTCACTTCCTTAGAAGCCTTTCGGCGTTTCAGAGACAAACATTCCATATGGGATACAGAAGAACGCCTTCTTAATGTTCTTGCGGGAATAAAAGAGCCTAACGCTTATGCGGCAATAGGCTCTTGTTTTCATAAGATAGTAGAAACAGGGAAAGCAACATATGTAGGAAGAGGAATATTCGAACAGGAGCAAGAAGGGGTTATTGTCAGGTTTAACAGTAAGGCCGTTGAAAATGCCATTTTTTACCGGAATAAATTTCCTGATGCCCAACATGAGGTACACGGCGGTAAAGACTACCATTCTTCACATTTTGATATACATGTACATGGTTATGCGGATTTAAAATATGCCAAAGTAATTCGGGATATTAAAACCAAGTACTCCACACCGCATACGGAAGATTATACAAAATCATGCCAGTGGACTTTTTATCTTGATATTTTTGATTGTTCCATTTTCTACTTTGATTTATTTCAGTTCGAGGGGTACAAACGTAACATGCTCACCGATGTGACATCTACAGGTTTTATCCTTTACGAACCTATTGAATGTATTCGAACAGATTTGTCTGAAAAATACAATCAAGGTATAGTGGAAGATTTCTGCAAGTATATACATACAAATAACCTATACCACTTGTTGAAAACGAAAGAAGAACTTTATCAACTTTAAAATATTGATTTTATGATTTTAACAGGAAGTATTTGTCTTAGTGACATTCCCCGCGAGCAAATGAAGAAAGTAATCTGCAAAGACGGGAAAGAGAAAATTTATTTAAATGTGGCGGTTATCGAACGCAAGGAACCTTCACAGTTTGGGCATACCCATTTTATTACTTGTGCCCCAAAACAAGAAGAACGCAAAGAAGGCATACAGTATATTTTTGGAGATTTCAAGGAATATAAGCCCGTTCAGAGCAGCCCCACACCGGAACAGATTGCGGAAGCTCCGGGATTATCCCCGCAAGATGATTTGCCATTTTAAAATATTATGCAATACGACCTATCCAACCCGCTCCACAAAGAGCAGTTCAAAATACGATGTAACTATCTCTTCTCAAAGGGTTGCATTGTGGAACTGACGGAAAAGAAGCCTAAGAGGACAACGCAGCAGAACAAATACCTGCACACCCTTTTAGGCTTCTTCGCTTGTGAGACGGGGAACACGCTGGAATACGTAAAACAGAACTATTACAAAAAGTTAGTAAATCCTGCAATATTCACCCGTAAGATTAATGATAAGTTTTTGGGAGAAGTGGAAGTTTTACGTAGTTCCACTGATTTAGATACGGCAGAAATGACAACGAGCATTGAGCGTTTTCGTAATTGGGCGAGTGCCGAATGCGGCGTTTATCTTCCAAGTCCTGATGAAGAGAGGTTATTGCAATTAATGGAGATTGAAATAGACAGAAACAAAACGTTTATTTAAAATAGAAAATTATGCACACATGGTTTGAGTGTAAAATCCGTTATGAAAAAACAATGGAAAACGGAATGAACAAAAAAGTTACCGAACCTTATCTGGTAGATGCACTCAGTTTTACGGAAGCAGAAGCACGTATCATCGAAGAGATGGCACCGTTTATTTCAGGAGAATTCACGGTATCGGACATCAAACGTACCAACTATAGCGAACTGTTTCCATGCGAAGAGGAAGCCGCCGACCGTTGGTTCAAATGCAAGCTGGTTTTCATCACATTGGACGAGAAAAGCGGTGCTGAGAAAAAAACGTCTACCCAGGTATTGGTGCAGGCAGCCGACTTGCGTGATGCGGTAAAGAAGTTGGATGAGGGCATGAAAGGCACAATGGCCGACTACCAAATTGCATCGGTAACGGAAACCGCCATCATGGATGTATATCCGTATGAGCCAAACGAGACTGAGGATGATAGTAATACAGAAGTATCTCGATTTATCAATAGATTCCCAGAGGGACAGTGTACAGAGGTCACAATTGGCGGCAAATCGGTTATTATAGATAAGACCGGAAATAAACCAAAAGTCATTCCGAGCGACAGTATAGAAAGTGAGGCTAAAAATGAATGATTATATCCCGGATTGGTATATCCCTAATAAATAACCATACTTATTAACTAAAAGCCCTCTGCTCACGCAGAAGTCCCGTGAAAGGTTCGGGTTAAGTGATTTAATTTCAGCTAACAGTTAACTATCCCGGTGTGGCTTGACCGCCTATCCGGGAGCTATTTGTTAACCAGCCTGCTCGGTCTGTGAAGATAGGGAGGGCGAATATGGGGCGTAAGCACTGGCTGTGTTCCTTATTATGGATAAGTGCGCAATATACATTGTAAGGGCTTGTTGATTTATGAAGCTTCAATCGGCAAGTTAATCATGATTGCTGGCACTGCCCAATTATGGTTAGTGGGTTCGATTCCCCTACGCCCCTCATAAATGTGAGCCACACATAAAATGGCAAGGGTTAGTAAATAATGGTTGTGCCCCGGAGAATACGCTTCGGGGCTTTTAATTGGCGAAGATTATGAGAATAGACAAAATTAAGACAGTAGGTCAGCTTAGAAAGGTCATTGAAAATCTTTCTGACGATTACGAGATAGAAATGCGTATTAGACGTAAATTGACGGATGAAGACATAATCGAGTTGCATAAAAAGTACGGTAAGATATATCCTTATCCATACGAAACAAGTTATTCAGAGCTTGAATTTGATGATGTAGGTGTGTCTGACAAAGTATTATGCTTGGGAGTTGAACTAAAAGACGAATGATATGCCATACTACATAAATGCAAATTGAATGAAACTTACAATAACCAAATCCGAAGGTGCAATCATTCAGAAGCTTATTGCAGACCGAAAGTCAGACATTCATAATATTGGAGGTGATAGCAAGCAGGCAGAGCGTCTAAGTAAGCTGAACAAGAAGATTGCAAGGCAGATAAAGAAACAATACAAGACATGAGTCCTTACGTAATAACTTCTGCGGTTCTTATTACTTATGACGGAAAGAAGATACCATTGGAAAACATAGAGAGTGAAATAATGACCCGACCTATCCAGTTGACTAAGGAGAGGATACTCGATGCTTTCTCCATGATGAAAGATAAGCCGGTGGATGTGGAACTTAAAATCAAATATATATGAAGAAAAAAAGAGAGTATATTACAATCACAACCGAGACGGACATATATTTAGACGATTATTTCGATGATTTTATGACCGTTGCCTCTGATGAAGATTTGATTGAAGAAATAGAAAAACGAGGGCATGTGGTATATAAAAAAGGAATCCCTATTACTCCTTTTGGAGAGCAACCTATTGAATTTAACAATCCAGCCGATTTAAAAAGGCATTTATGCGACATAGCTAATGCCGGCTATTGTATATCCAATGAAGAACTTATCAATGAAATAAAATTAAAACTACCATAATTTGCATGAGACATTTAGAAGACAAACTCCAAAAAGCTTGCGTAAAGTGGTTTGATTACGCATATCCTAAATATAGACTAACTCTCCATCACTCTCCAAATGGCGGAAAACGCAATTCAATTGAAGCTGCAAAGTTCAAGCAGATGGGCGTTCGTGCAGGATTCCCCGATTTGATACTTCTTATACCGAATAAGTTTTATCCTTTCTGTGGGGTAGAATTAAAGACTAAAACAGGCAGGCAGTCGGAGAATCAGAAAGCCTATCAAAAGGAGTTTGAAAGTATCGGCGCTAAATATGTCGTTGTCCGGTCACTTGACGAGTTTATAGAAGTGGTAACTGATTATTTGAAAGAAATGTAATGTTTAATGAAAAATAAAAATACAAGTGTTATGGAAATAGAAATAAAAATCAACATCCCAGAAGAAGGGAATAATATTATTGATAAATCAACCTTTTCACTCTCTATAGTGGGAATGCCTATTAAAAATCGGGAAGCATTGAAAACACTCCCCGATAAAATAAGGAAATCGTTTATTGACAGCGTAGAATTATTGACAAACAATTCTGTTTCTGACAGATTTATTAATTGCATAGACGGAATTAAGAATGCACCGCTCGCTCCGGTGCAAGCTCCTCAATGTAATGAATGAAATATTTACAAATAGTGTGATACTTTTGGAAGTCAACTTTACACTTATGATTATCAAATGAAATTCCCGAAAAAGAAAGTTCCATAAGTCCTTTTGCTTCATCCAATAGCGGAAGCGTCTTGTCATAAGAGTATATAAGGTGGATAAGTTCTCTTGAAAGGTCTTTCATTTCAGGATAGCTAAAAATATCGTTTTCATCATATTCTCCTTTGACTAATTTTGCCTTTTCAATAAGCTCTTTTGCTTTTTCGGTGTAAAATTCTTTAGTTCTCATTATTCTTAATTTTTGAATTGACGGCACAAAGTTAAGAAATCCCGTGAATGATTGGGTTTGTTCACGGGAACTATAATTATTTGGCTTTTTCCTTTGGCATTTTGATTTGAGTGTGTATCTTTGCGGCAGTTTCAACGCCAAAGAAGCTGACATAAGATTAATGACGTGGATTTTTTATATCCATTTGACTGCTTATATCTGAAAAGATAAAAGGCTGTTCGCATTCCCTTGTTGGCTACGCATTAATCTTGTGTAGTTTCTTTGGCGAGAAATTGGGAAGCGGACAGCTTTCTTTTTATACATAACTCAAATTTTGTTCAACAATGCCAAAGAAAACAAAATTAGAGAATGGGAGAACAATATGTACCCCACAATCTACGTTAGTACACGAAACGTACGCCCTCACTTTATCTTCTTCAACCGAAGAAATCAAACGTTATTTCAAAGCTATTTTAGAACTTTCAAAGTCAAATCTTTCCTATCCAGTAGACCTTGATAGTTGCTGGATGCTATGCTATTCCGCTAAAGATAAAGCGGTACGTGCTTTAAAGGAAAATTTCATAGAAAATATTGATTATCAGCCGCTCGCCCAAAATGGTGAGCGAACGAGAGGCGGTCAAAACAAGATTGACTATCACCTCTCCGTTTCCTGCTTGGAATACTTCATTGCCCGCAAAGTTCGCCCCGTATTTGACGTGTACCGTGAAGTCTTTCACAAGGTGAACGAAATTGCGCCAAAGGTTGCCAAGTCAAGTGCAGCAGACAAACGTAAAATCGCAAAGCTTGAAAAGGAACTGGAGTTTACGAAAAAACTTCTCGAATGGACAAGATGGAGCGAACGCAGGGAAATCGAACTCAAATGCTCATGCTTCCACTACCTCGTAAAGACGAAGCAGTACGACAAGTGGGCGGAATACAGAAAAACAGGAATAGTCAAGAAGTAATAGCCATGATTGAAATACTTATCGTGTTGGGTAGCCTTTTGTCGGGCTACCTCACTTTCCGAAAAAGGGAGAGAAACTTTTCTATTGAGCAAAATCTAAAAAATTAAATATTATGAATACTTCAATTATTAAATTCGATTACAACGGAAATATAATTCCTTTTGAGAAAGGGAGTGATGTTATGGTAAACCTTACGGCTATGGCGAAAGCCTATCCCGATAAGAATTTATCCACAATTGTTAACTCGCAGGAAATCAGCGATTATTGCACATCACTTTCCAAACTAAAAAATTTTAGTTTGGCTGATTTACTGATAGTTAAGAGAGGTGGAGATAATCCAGGCACTTGGGCACACCGTCTTGTCGCTATTCGTGTTGCACAAAAACTAAATTCCGATTTAGCGGTATGGGTGGATATGAGAGTAGATGAGCTTCTTAAATACGGTATGACCGCCACGCAGCCAACTTTGGAGCAGATGATAAACAACCCCGACCTTGTTATCAGCCTTGCAACGCAGTTAAAGAGCGAACGCGAGGAAAAGCAAAGAATGGCTTGCGAAAATCAAATCCTCAAAGAACAGAACAAAAACATAATTGAAGAAACCAAACCTGCTGTAACCTTTACAAACGCATTTAGTGGAGCGGAAAGTTCATGCCTTATCGGAGAGCTTGCAAAATTAATTGCGCAGAATGGATACGATATAGGCGAAAAGAGATTGTTTGCATGGATGCGTAAAAACGGATATTTGGGCAAGCATGGAGAAAGATATAACGTGCCAAATCAGAAATACATAGAACAAGGGTTGTTTGTAATCAAAAAAGGCGTACGCTCTGGAAGTAATGGCGTTTTACATACTACATTGACTACAAAAGTTAGTGGCAAAGGACAAGTTTACTTCGTGAACAAATTTCTTAATACCATATAGAAAGTAATAATATGAAAACAATAAAGCAGCAATCAGAAGAGTATGCGTTGAAATATCCTTCCGAAATCCGAAATGAAATAGCGAAAGCATGGATAGACGGGAGAAACTCAATAAGGAAGAAAGAGGTACTTGACCTCTATTTCGTAGAGGAAGAATACAAGGATATATTCATATACTGGCTCAACTACAAAAAAGAGAGGGGGCAGCCATACAAGCAGACCGGAGCAGAGGCATGTTACCGGAAGCTATTAACTCTTTCGGGAGGTGACAAGCAGATGATGATTGCAATAATAGAGCAAAGCATGAGTAATAATTACCAAGGGTTATTTCCACTAAAAGACAATGGGAACAGAAATCACACTAACAAGCAAGGAAATAGCGGTTCTATCTTCCAGGCAGCTGATTGCTATCTGCAAGAACATCAGTAATGAGATAACTTCCATAAGCCAAGCGATAAACGCACCTCCCATACAATTATCACAATGGAGGAAAGATAACGAAACCTGCATAAAGGCGGTTCTTGTAAAGTTCATAGAAGGTACTCTGTTGTTTTACGGCCGTAGCCGCGAGGATATGAATGACTATCAAGTAGCATCCATTGTAAACTCTATCCTTGACAAGTATTATTATTTCAGAATTGAGGACGTTTGCCTTTGTTTTAAACGGGCAAGGGAAAACTCATCATACGGTGGATTTTACGGCAAAATAGACGGTTCTGTCATCATGAGCTGGTTTGCCACTTACGATAAGGAGCGGGATGAAGTGATACACTCAATGCCGGAAGAAAAAATTAATGTTTTTACTGGAGAAGAGTATAGCCGGGAAGAGTACATTGAGATGTTGAAAGCTAAGATAGCCGGTGGAGACCTGTACGCAAACGAAGCATTGCGGCGTGTTGGTACATTCGAGCGTATAATGTTTGATAGACGTGGAGAGTACGCCAGTTATAAGTATTGGCGAAAACATAAATTTGACAATAAAGTATGAGACTTACAATATGTTGGACGACAAGAGGCAGGCAAAGACCGCTTTTACTATCCTGCTTCTATGACAGGACAATCTATCGCAACGGAAAGGCGTATCACATCAAGACGTCATGGTGCAAAATGTGTGTTTCGGAAGACAATCGGAAACGGAATGAAAGAAAGAAATCGAATTAAAAATAATCTATATGATAATAGCATGGTTTTCTTGCGGTGTAACATCCGCAGTAGCTTGTAAGATAGCACTAAGTCTGTATGATGATGTGCAGATTTACTATATCGAAACAGGTTCCGGGCATCCTGATAACACCCGGTTCCTATCTGATTGTGAAAGATGGTATAATCGCCCGATACATACTATCAGAAGCGATAAGTATCTCAACGTAGAGGATGTGTTGGCTAAGAAAAGATTTATTAATGGTCCTACTGGCGCAGCTTGCACATTCGAACTAAAGAAACAAGTTCGTTACAAGCTGGAAAAAGAGTTGGGAAATTGGGACGGTCAAGTCTGGGGATTTGATTTTGACCCGAAAGAGATTAACCGTGCCATTCGCCTAAAGCAACAATATCCGGATACAAAGCCGTTATTCCCGCTTATCGAGCGACAGATAACCAAAAAGGATGCAATGGGTATGCTTTGGAAAGCTGGTATTGAAATCCCCGCTATGTATAAGATGGGTTACAATAACAACAACTGCATCGGCTGTGTGAAAGGTGGTATGGGCTATTGGAATAAAATACGGAAGGACTTCCCGGAGGTATTCAACCGAATGGCAGTAATTGAACGAGAAGTGAGTGCAACGTGTCTGAAAGACAAATCGGGAAAAATATTTCTTGATGAGCTTTCTCCTAACCGTGGAGAAATACCAGAAGAAATCATGCCTGATTGTTCTCTTATTTGCCAAATAGAATTCCAAGGGATAATGGACAGGCAGGTAGAACGGGTTTTGAAAGGGGAAATTCACATTAATGACGTAACATGAAGAAAAGAATAGAAAAAGAGATGCAGAAATACCAGCATAGATACAAATTGCATCAGTATTTGAAGTATGCCCGCCAATGGTGTTTCGCTCTGGCATATAAGGGTAAACTATACACGTTGTTAGACGATGGTAGAATTGTAAAGGAGAACAGTTGGTTATGAAGCATTTAATTGATGCCATTATAAAGAAATGGTTCTGTTGCCACGAGTGGGAATACTTATTTGAGAGGAGAGTTGAAGTTGTTGATGATTGGGGTAATAGCAGTTGGTACACCGTCCGTCACTATTTCTGCAAGAAGTGTGGTAAATATAAGAAAATTAAAAGTCATTGATTATGAAAAAAATCGTTGAGAAAATATATGTCTATAAAGTCTTGCTACCCTATAAAAATTGGTATAGCATAATGACTGATAATGGAATGGTTAGAAACAACATTATAATTGTTGGTAAAAAGCGGTTATTGAAAGTTGCTTTAGCTTTAATTCTCATGGCTTTATTAAACAGAATGACTACTATAAAAATATTTAAATCCTCAAAAAATGAAGTATAAGGTTACATATACCCTGCAAAGAGAGGTTTCTGTAATTGTTGATATAAAAGACAAAGAACTTAACAGAGACTTTAAAAGACTTGGTGAAATCCACTCTAATTCAGATTTCAATTATCCGTTCGACCCTCGTTGGGAGATAGAGAAAAAAGGCTATGAAGAATTTTCTTGTGGTGAACATTATGAAGATGGAGAGGAAGGTATTGTCAACCGGTCTATTATAAGATTTAAGGACTAACAATAGAGATAATTCAAAACTGATTGGAAAGGAAATAAGTTATGAAACAGACAGTAGAAGAAGCAGCCTGCACTCATTGGAGTGAAAGTACATATAATAAAGATGCGGAGCTTGCCTATGATGAAAAAGACAGTATAGCTATCAAGGCATTGGCAAAATCGGTTGCATTACGGGCTTTTAAGAAAGGTGCAGACTGGCAGGCAAAGCAATCTCCGTGGATAAGCGTTGAGGAACGGTTGCCAGAAAATGAAGATAGAGTATTAGTGCTTTGTAAGATGAAGCGCTTTAACAGCTATTTTACGTTGTTAAATAACTATATAGATGGGGAATGGGAAACAAAAACATTGGCGTATTATGATACGATAGCTTGGATGCCCATCCCCTCTTTCGATGAGATACTCGAAGCCAACAAGGATGTACTGGAACGGATTAAAGAGAAAGGAGATTAAATATGAAGATATATGGAATAATTAGAACAGTCTGGAACGGAAATAGTTATTCTTCCAATCCAGACGAAGATATATTTCTTTATTTGAGTAAGGAAGAACGGGATAAGAACATGCCCAAATGCGTTAGTAATGCCGATATTGAATACAACACTTTTGAAACAGAAACGGAGGACTAAACTATGAAATCAAAACAAGTATTATCAGTCGAACAGATGACACATTTGCAGGAGCTTGGGTTGGATACAAGCGATGGAAGCATGTGTTGGTGTTACGCTCTGTCTTATAAAAATGCAAAATGGGAACTTGAAATATATGAAGATGTAATTAATCAAAAACGAGATAGTGCATTTTGGGAAATAATTCCCACTTACACTTTGCAGGATATTCTCGATAAGCTTCCTCCAATAATTGACGAGGTTTATTGGCTTACATTAGAAGTTATGGATAGGCGAAAGAATGAATGGAAGATTAAATATGCTCGTATAAATGCAGAACATGAATGTGCAAGTTTTAGTTCAGAAAAACTTATTGACGCAGCCTACGAGATGCTGTGCTGGTGTATTAAAAACGGATATGTTGAAAAGGAGGGTAAATAATGAAAGCGAGAATAAAAGAGACTGGAGAGATTGTAGAGGTTGAAGGCTTATTCGACGTTGGGACTGCCTTAGTGAAAGGTAGGTATTTCAAAGTGTCAGAACTCGACTTCTTTGATAATTTTGAAACTATTGATTGGGAGCAAAGGCGTTATGAATTGGCAAAATCCGCTATGCAAGGGTATTGTATTGCTTTAGGAATAAACGATGACAGTGAAACTTATGATGATATTGCAATAGGCTCTTTGAGGGTGGCTGATGTACTAATAAAGAAATTGAAAGGGAAATAACCATGGATATAGAAGAAGCAAAAAACAAGAAAGCGAAAGCCGAAATGGAGATAGCTCATATTCTGGAAAAACTTGAAGCCGAGACAGGCATGAATGTTAATGTTATATATCCGGTACGGCAATATGCAGAGTCGAAACTAACAGTCGAACCCGCAGAGCACATAAAAGTAGATATAACTTTAACGCTATAAATCATGGAACGATATAGGATTATACAAGGTCATGGATATAACGGTTGTATCCCTATAACAGTATATTGGGTTCAGGTACGAGAAGATGGCTTCTTTTCTGATAAATGGAGAAACATAAAAGGCTTTGATACATATAAAAGAGCGAAAGAATTACTTGAAATTTTGAAAGGGAAATAATCATGGAAGTAAAGAACGGAATAATAATAGACGGAGTGCTGCATGAAGCGGTGCATGATAGTATTCATTGTGCCTCATGCTCTCTGTACGAGAAATGCGCAGAGGTGGACTACACAGTATGTACAACCGATTTGTTTAGCTGTGGCGGTTTTATCAATCGTGGCAAAGTGACAGATATTAAGATAGATAAGGAGGAATAACTATGGAAAGTAGAAGAAAATTAGCGATAGCAATTTTGTGTTATTCTTATCTTCGTAATCACGGATTCATTACATCAGAAGACAGAGAAGGTATATTTGGTAGAATTTTGAGCTGGGCATATAAAAATAAAATCTCTATTTCAAAGGCGCAAGCTGATTCCGCTAATTTTGTCTATGACGACAATGCTAAAGAAGAGGAGGAATAACTAAAATGGATATAGTACCTATTATAACAAAAGATAATCTTTCTAAGGAACAGATAGAATATCTGCAAAAGCAGCAAACAGAATATAAATTAGTCAATAGGATTAAGAAGAATCCGGGACATATCTTGTTCTCTTTTAATCGAAAAACAGGGGAAATCAAGAGAGCTTATATTATACCCAAGATTGTTATTGGTTTTAATGGGCTTCCTGTAACCAAAACTGAAACGGTTATAGAACCAGATTGCTATTACGACCAAGCCTTGAATGAAAAGAATTTTAGAAAGAAGTTGAAGAGAATTGGATTGTTAAGTGTTTAAACGATTTGAAAACAAGTAACTATGGGATTTACAACACCGTGTTTTATACGCAAAAATACAAAGGAACTTAGAAAGAAACTGGAAGAGTTGGGATATGAAATCCTTAATTCTGGTGATACAACTTTAGATGCACATAATTATGACGGCAAGGGAAGTCATAAAAGTATCGAAGAGGGAAAGGCTATCATAACGTCTTATGGTAATTTATATGGAGTGGTATATGATGTAGATACTGTCACCAAGAAAGGAAGAATTGATTGTGGAACCAACGAGGAGTTTTTCTTAGCTATCGTTTCATTGAGAGATGATACAGATGATAATCAACTATTCACCAATGGCAAGGGCGATTGGGGTATATACCGGGATGGCTCTGACGGCGGTTTACCTGGAATGGATTTCTATGGGATGCCTAATGATTTTAACTTATCATATTATCATAAGGCTACCGTAAACGAACTGATTGAACACTTTAAAGTATGAAGAAAATAATTATCCTTTTGGCAACAGTTGCACTATTCGGGTGCAATAACTCTGGAGAATACCCTATAGAACACCGTACAAACGAGGGAAGCGTGACTTATCTCAATGATAGTATAGTGATTATCCGTACCCATAAAAAGGGGCTTGACAACTACGAAACGAAGATTATTAATTTGAAAAGACAATAGCCATGACCGAAGAACTTGTAACATTAGAGACAGCGAAGCCGCTGAAAGAGAAAGGATTTGATTGGAAGTGTGAACACCTAATAGACCGTAATAAGGTTATTACAAAATATAACCTTCCGCAAAGTATGTCGTGTTGTACGGAAATAGATGGCGAATCAGTTGAATTTTTGTGTCCAACATTGTATATCGCCCAAAAGTGGCTGCGTGAAACCAAGAAGCTACACGTTGAAGTATCCTATATGTATGGAGACTATTGGACATATGATATACTGACAATTCCGGAACATGATTTAGTGGGATTATCCGACAGACCTTTAGTGCGTTATAAAAGCTACGAGGAAGCACTTGAAGCCGGAATACAAGAAACTTTAAAACTTATATGAGAATGGACCCTGTTGTAAATGATGCTTATAGGCTTAGAAAACTTTTAGAAAAAGCAACGGGGCTAAAAGTATATAAGTCGGAACTAATAGCCAACTATTTTAATGGCTATCTAAGTATAGTACAAGAGTATAAGAATGAAACCAATCCGCACATTACAGTAGCACAAGGTAGCTGGTCGATAGAAAACGGTGGGGAGTATAAAATTTCACTCTATACACCTACAATCGTTATTAAAGGCAAGAGGATACTTAATACTCGTTTTGTAAAAGATGTAGCCTATAAGATAGTGGAAGCATTAAATGATGAATTTGGGGAAGATAATTGGAATACGTGCAATGAGGAGCAAAAGTGTTGGCTTCCCATGTCTCGAAACTCTTTCTATTTACAAATCCCAAATTTTGAGAAATATTAAAACTTATATGATTATGAAAGCAAACCTAATATTTTTTCTTGCGATATTCATCATATCAGCATTATTCATCGGGCATTTCCGGTTGACATTCTCACCGTTCAGTGTATCCCTGCCCTATTGGCATAGGACTGTAGGAGTTATTCTTATCGTTGCAGGATGCTTGGTCTACAATATAGGTGAGCGTGTATCCGGTTACAAGAAAGGACTGGATGAAGGTGTGGAGATTGTTTTGAAAGAGTTACAAGAAAGGTACAACCATGAGTAAATACATGAATTGGGAACTCTATGATAAACCACCCGAGGGTTTCTCCATTGACAAGCATACTGGCTCTCCTTTGGCCGGATACGACTTTTACACAAACGGGAAAAGCGTCTTAAACGGAGGAGTAAGAATTCTTGTAAAAGCTCTGAATGTTCATGTTAACAACATAGCAGACAACCACTACCCCGTGAAAAGAAACACTCCCAATAACAAAGAACCCAAACAAGACCCGATGATTAACCGTAATGTGCGCCAACGGGTAAATGTCTTTGCACGCGAGAGGTTTAAAGTAAAGCTACTACAAGAAATAGAATTTGATTTAATGGTGTGTCAACTCGAAGGCTGGAGTATGGGAAGCTACGTCAATGAGCTTAAGCAATTGATTGATGATGTTTATCGGAGAATGGTTAAGACAAAGAAAAGGAATAGCAAGACTATCAGTAACCCAAAACTTGAATTTAAAGATGAATGAATTATATATACCTCCACAGCGATTAAACCGCAACCCTATTAACGGGCGGTTTTTAAAAGGAAGTATCCCTCATAACAAGGGGAAGAAATGGGATGATTACATCCCTTCGCATAAAAGGGAAAGTATGATTAAAGGATTAGCTTTAGGGAGAACGGGAAACCCTAATATAGCGGGCTGCAATGCAAAGAAAGTAGTAGCCATAAAGAGCGGACGGTTACAAGGTGTTTTCCAGTCCTCTAACGATGCGGAACGAAAGACTGGCATTTGCGCCCGTAATATCAGGAATTGCTGTTCCGGAAAGCGTAAACACGCTGGCGGCTATCAATGGTTTTGGGAAAGCGATAATAGTTGGTGTGAATTAATTATAAATGAATAATATAACCATGAGTAAATTAGAGCACATCGCCACAATTGATTACTGCTACTGGAGATTAAACAAGCTCAAAGAACAGCTTTCCAAGCCTAAATCGACTATAGAGCAGTTGGTTGATAAAGTCTGCGGTTATAATGAAGTGGAAGAAGTGAAAAAGGAAGCTATAACCCTTTTGGAACAGATTGTTGAAAGTAAAAAGGCTATCGGTGTGAATTATTCGGGAGATAGCAAGTTCCTTGATAAATTAAAGAACAAAGAAACACATGAGTAAACTATACAAAGTAACCCTCTTCGGTAAATCATTCATTATAGGATGGTTCAGCCATGCGGACAAGTGGTATCATAAATTTAGTATAATATATTGAACCAATGAGAAGAGCAGACAGAATAATCAGAGACAAGTGTAAGGACGATATATCTAAGGCTGGCTAAGTATGGACTTACAAAAGTTAAATGCAGATAACATGAAAGAGAATAATATTTTAAACAAAGAGATTTATACAGAGGCTATGATAGCAGCCTCTAAGGTTGATTTCCTTGAGAGCAAGGAAGAGATTAAGATGTATGCCACTTCGCTGTATAACGCGATGATATGGGGTAGAAAAGTAAAATATTAAGTTTTTTATTTGGCGTTATAGAAATTAGAGGTATATTTGCAGCGTTACACTTTATGATAGGCAGACGGTTGTCTGCTATATGCAGGCATTTTTTATGCTTGTAAGTACGCTGTATATATAATACAACGGCTGTTTAACCCCGTGCTATTGCTTAATGGCGTAGCAACTGCCTATCAAGGAGTGTAACGAACGGGAAGTGAACAGCCGTTTTTCTGTTCTATAATGCCAATAAATTCGTTATAACTATGGCTAAAAAGATTATTTTATCAAAGGAGAGTAGCGAAAGCGAAATCAAAGCGTATTTCAACGCAGTGTTAAAGTTGTCACAATCTGATGACGAGTTTCCCGTAAATCTCGATGAAGTTTGGCCCTTAGTCTATTCTGAAAAAGGAAAGGCTGTTAGGGCATTGACTTCAAATGAGCAGTTTATTGAGGGGGTTGATTACAAGACGCTTGCCCAAAATGGCAAGCAAGATGAAGTAAGTTGGGGAGGTAGTAATAAAATTGATTATAAACTTACCGTTTCCTGTATGGAGTTCTTCATTGCAAGAAAAGTAAGAGCCGTTTTTGAGGTGTACAGGGAAGTATTCCATCACGCCGTTCATAAAACTATTGAAGACAAGAAGAAGCCCCAGCAGTCGTTAGTGCTGAAAGACCAAATTACATGGGTAAAGGAAACTAAGAAGCTTCTTAATCTTGATAATCATTCCACTTTAGGTATGCTTCAAAAAATAGCTGACCCTCTTGGATTGCCATTGCCCGAATTTGTTGATGAGGAAGCGGCACTACCAATATCAGAGCTTCTCAAACAGAAAGGAATTATGAATAAAAAAGGGAAGCGTATGAGTGGACAAGAGGGAAACAGAAGATTGCTTGAAGCCGGATTGATAGAACAAGTGACAAGACATAGCAAAAGCAAAGGGAAAGACGTTCCTCAATGGATTATCACAAAGAAAGGTGAGAAATATGGGAAAATGCACCAACACAAAGACGCTTCATTCCCTTCTCCTATATGGTTCTTAAAAACATCGAATGAATTGCTGTCATTAATGAATGTAGCATAACCTTAAAACTAATTCTTGCTCACCTTATAAACGAGGTGAGCAAACCTTATTCAATTCATTTGAGTGAAATAAAAAATTTTAGTTCACTTGATTTACAACGAATTGCATTTTAAATAAAAGACTAAACAAATATTCATCATGGAAAGAAATACAATACCTGCTAAGAAGCAATACGACCTTAGCGCAATAGACGAATTATTCAAACATAGCATAACACCCGAAGAACTTAGAGGGGAACTTATCGAACTGGTGTTTGATTACGCACAATACGTAGAGGAAGGCGCTACCGACTTGTTCAAATGTCACATGGGTACACTATATGTGCTATATAAGGCTTTAGAGGATGTAAAAGAATTAGAGACACCAAGCTAATACCCTCACCAAAACGGCAAGCGGTATAACCCAATGGAGAACCCGTTCAAAGCGTTCTAAACGTTCCATTGGATAACCCGGAAAAGGCGGCAATAGTCCATGTAAAGGACATTGTCCGCCAATTCAAGCAGTTCATCTATGTAATCCCTTTTTCGCATCACGTTCAAGTTTTCTACGTTGTTGGCGGTTTATACCATTTGCTATGGCAAGGCTGTTCAGCGTCTCTTTCTGTTCGGGAGAAAGCATGTTATATACTTCTTCCCGTGATTTGCCTGATAAAATGGCTTGTACTATTTTCCACATAAGCTACGTCTGCAATGTTCACACAAAAATTTCTTCGCTACCGGGAACATCTTCTGTCCCACATATCCGCTAAGGTACTGCGCCTCTTCCCCGTATGGGTCGATGCCGAACGCCCGTGAGATATGCCGGCATAGATGCCCCTTTTCATGGTCGAAAGAGTTTTGAAACTCTGCCGGGGAAGAGGTAAGGGCTATAACCATTACGGTCTGTCTGTTCCGGATATTGGAGTAAGTGATACCCGTATTCAGATTGCAGGAGCGCATGTTCTTATAGGCATTCTCCAAATCCAGCCCCCTGCATCCAACCCGCCGAAGGTCGGCGATGATACGGTCGGTATAATAGCAGTCCACCGCATAATATACACGGACTTCCCAATCATAATCCGGTATGTAAAATTCCTGTATTATCATAGGCTACATCATCTGTTCCCATATGATAGGATTGCCGGAGCCTATGCAGTCGGCATAGAACCGCGTGAAAGGCATTCCATTGTAAGCGTCCACATCATCTATGTAATCCTTAATGAACAATGCGAGATGGGCTTCGTCAGTGATAGAACTTTTGTAGTAATCCGACTTCGCCATGTTTGCCACGTAAACGCTGTCGTACCCTGCATCCTTCTCCAGGTTTATACTGTACTTTTTAAGAAGTTCCTCTACCTGTTCTTTGCTGATTGGTTCAAGTTTTTCCTCCTTGCCCGTAGATTTGTTTTCCATCTTCATGCGGGAAACAGCCCATAGGCACATCTTCTTGCTGAAATGCCATCCGTACTGGCTGAGATAATCAGCCATTGCAGGCGGTATTCTGTCGTATGTATCTAATCTTTGTTTCATATTTTCCTGATTTTAAGTGATTGGCAAAAGAGGGGAATAATCCCCTCTCCATTACATGAACTCTCCGTTGGCGCGTCTGCGTCTGCGTTCGCCCATATCATCACCGTAAGGCTGTGAATCGCGGCGTTCGTTGTAAATCGGATATTCCGGGAAGTAACCCGGCATACGGCGTTCGCCCATATCTGAGCCGCCGCTATAGCTTCCACCGCGTGAACTACCGCTGTTACGATAGCCCATTTCACCGCCCTGCATTTCACGCATGGCTTTCTCGTAACCATGACGGCAACCCTCTCTATAGGCTTCTTCCATAGGATTACCGCCTCTCATACCGAAGTCACGGTCATATTCTCCGCGTCCTTCTTCCAATATTTCCCACATTCCCATATTATTTCTTTGTTTTAGATGTTTCAGCAACTCCGAGCTGTTCCATAAGCCGTTTGTTCAATTCCATAAGGTCGGACATGTTCTTGCTCATTTCCGCCATTTGCCCTTTCAGAGAGGATATTTCCTGTTCCTGACGTTGTTTCTCTGCAAATTCAGGGTTCAAGAGCGTCAGCATCTTGTCACATCCCGCAATAACGGAATTGTGGAAGTCCATGCTATTGATGATGTCTATGCTTTTCTGTTTCATAGAAGCGACCTCGTTATTCATCGCATCACGAGAGCATGACACTACGATATTACCGTTCTGTCCGAAGTCGGCTATATCCATGCCAGCAGGTAGATTTTGAAAAGTCGTGTTCTGCCCGTTGATACAGACAACGACATCCACAACCATTTCCATTTGGGGCAACTGTCCCATAGGGGGTGCCATAGGATATTTCGGCTTAGGAGCGGAAACGCTGACTACCGGACCGTATTCGATAAACGGATTAGCATCCTTATGAAGTATATACAACTGGTTATTGGTACGAAGTGATTGAAACATATTGGTTTGATTTTAAAGGGGTGTGGCTATTTCCATTTTGGAAACAACCACAAAGCCCCATGTTAACTACTTGCTCTTTTGAGCGGTTGCTTCTGCTGTCGGAGTTGGTGTCGATGCGGTTGTCGGACGATACCCACCGTTAACAAGGAACAGTTCGTTGGTGTACTTGTTATAGTGAATTTCGTAGATACCCGTTCCGGCAAGGTTGCCGACAGTCACCGGCTCATTGTTGTAAGCCAGCAACGGTCTTGTATCCCCGTTAGTCCCTATCAGTATTGGGAGTGTAGCAGTCGTGCCGGCTGGTATCGCCTGGCGGAGACTGACATAGAAACCGCCTACATAGCTTCTGTTACGGAACGCATGGTTAGGAAGCTCCAAAGTCACGTTCTCCGTGCCGACCGTTACGGCTACCGTAGGAAGGGTATTGAAATTAGCCCTTCCAATAGTAGGGAACAAGAAAGGAAATCCTGTAAAAAAGTTAGGCCACATAATTACCCCCTTTCTTACCGGAATTAACCCCAGTAGTTGTTACAACCACAACCGCCACGTCCATACATTGCATCACCGGCGTAAGCACCGAAAGCCGCAGCACGGAAACAATCTGTGTTGATGGCTTGCAATTGCGGGTATGGCACTGCTACTGTAGGCGGCATTGAACAGCGGATTTTATCCACCTCTCCCTGCAATGTTTGTAGACTTGCTACTATTGGAGCAATTTGTTGCGTTACGTTTCCAAGAATAGTTGCATTCTGATTACGCTGTGAAATTTCACCTTTCAAAGTAGAGATTTCAGCGTCTTTAGCAGCCAACGCTTCTTGCTGACGACGCGCCTCTGCCGCATCCATTTTTGCTACAAGTGCTTGGAAACCTTCACGGTAAGCGTCCGCTAAAGAACGCGTATTCCCTTCCATTGTGCGTGTAAGCGTATTCATGTTTTCGCAGCTTGCTAAGCGGCTTTCATACCCTTGACGCTCAATTGCTGCTTGATTTTTGCAGCAGCAATCTGCAATCTGAGTAAGAACAGCCTGATTTCCGGACTGGAATGCGTTGATGATTTGCTGGCTTGACATGCCCACCTGATTGCCCACATTGGCGATAAGTCCCTGGATGTTGCACAGGGCGCTCTGTAACTGTTGGGTAGAGCAGTTCAAAGAAGAAGCAAGCTGGTTGATGGCATTGCCATTGCCCTGAATGGCTGACATCAGGTATTCACGACCGACATCACCGTTAAGCTCGGCAGGCAGACCGCCACCATTGCCAAAGCGGTTGCCAAAGCCGTTGCCGCCCCAACAGAACCACAAAAGGATAATCCAGATGAACCACCACGAGCCGCCCCATTGGTCTTGGCTGCCACGTCCCTGGTTCAGTAAAGCGAGAAGTCCGGGGTCTACACCCTTGCTTCCCATCAAGTTGGGCAACATAGCCATGATGTCGAATTTGCTTCCGCCACCATTTCCGTTGTTCCCGTCTTGATTGAAGACATACGTTCTTTCCATAGAGATTTATATTTTGTATTACGGTCAAAATCAACCGCATCACAAAAGTATAAATACCGATACTGCCATGAAATCAGTTGTTTCCCAACGCTTTCCTAATGTTTTCCCAATATATTCTCAACATTTTCCCGCCTTCCATACGTTCCTGAAAATTGGAAATCATGTAGTTTATCGCGCGTTTGGTCTTGTGGATTTTAGGAGCTATCTGTGAAGGATACATTCCCCTTTCGACAAGTAACTGTACAAGCAAATAGCGGGCGTCTACGGTTTCCGTATCCTTATCCGAAGATAGTATTCGGCTGGCGGGTATTTCGGTCTCTTGCGCCACGAGATTGATTGTTTCGGCAAAGATTTCTGACTTACACATAGTTTTTCTGAATTTTATATTTATCTTTGCCCTGCCACATAAAATATTTGATTATATACGAACAAAGCATAAGATACCGTGTTGAAGATATTAAAGCCTCCAACGTGCGGTGTCTTATGCTTTTTTCAAATTTTTATGTGGCAATAATTATTTGAACGTTGGGGGCTTTCTTTTTACTCTAAGCCCCGAAAGAGTGTCAGCTACAAGCCAACTTCTACATCGTTAATTTCTTTCTTATCTTTATGGTGAGCCAAACAATTACGAATAAAACACATGTCAGATTTATCGAAATGCTGGCACCACCGTAATTGATTTTAAACTTTTCCCACCATGACAGTTCCCTCTCTACCGGATAAGGCTTGGGCACTTCAATCCTTCTTATCTTTTCGATAAAATACGGCATTTTGACTGTTACCGTAGCATGAGGATAAATGCCCAATGAATGGTTCAATATCCCGTTGCTAAATGAAGCATAGCTGTAGGCATACGGATTGCGAAGGAATGACGTTGTATCGGCAACAGATACGCTGTCCTTGTACGGTATCAGCTTCTCTTGAAATGTAGTGTCATGGTATATTATGCTGTCAAGAACCTTTGTTTCAACGGGCATATAAACAGTCCTCGTTCTACAGGAACACACCGTCAACACAAGAAACACTATATACACTAACTTCTTCATAACTTCAACAGATAATGATTAACAACCACGCCTGCACATATTGCGACAGCTCCACACAGCAAGTCTATTTTGTTCCACTTGCCGTTATAGTAGTGGCAACGGTCGCTGTTCTCCTTGATAAAGAGCATCAGCAGTGCAGTACTGCCACCGAATACTATGGCGGTGGATAGATAGACCACCGCACCTAAGATGTTATTTTTCATATCAGTGAACTGATGATTTAGTTTTTCAAATGCTACCCCCTATAAACAATTAGTAAAGCACTATACCGTAGCTCCATTGGCATCTGTCCATGAAGAACCGTTCCACCATACAGGCTTATTTATTGTCTTATCGAAATAACAGAACCCAGCCAAAACATTTTGTGGTCTTTCTCCTGTTATCCCTGACCTGACAACAGAAGACGGAGTACCGCTTGCATCCAACCATGATTTTCCATTATAGGTATATGTGTTTCCATCAACTACTACCATATCGCCTATTATCCATTCTCCATATTTTGGAATAGCTTTAGCATGAATTGTACAGTTATTAGTAACACTATCATAGATATATAAATCACAGTCATTTATATTTTCTAATTCTGAGTATTCTTGCCATTTTTCGTTACCATATAATCCTATACCATTGTCATAATAAGCAGGGTTTAATGATTTTATTGGATGAACAATAATTTGGTGTTTAGTATTATCAGGACTAGTTCTAATAATCATATATTTTGTATTGCATGTATTATAGTTATAAAATGAAAGTTTTATAAAATTGTTATCTGTATAATTAACAGATAGTTCTGTTTCATTTTTTTTATATAATTTTCTTTTTTCATCTATAACACTATACAATTTATATTTGTAAATCCCAGACTGTAAAGTTATATCTTCAAAACTAATATTAGTGGTGTTTGTTAGTTCTACACCACTTAAAACGGCATCTCCTTTATATATTTGAGTTTGAATTAATTCATTATTATATATTTTAAAATCAGAATCCCCTACATCAATTATTTTATCGTTTATACACACAGAAGCAGGTTTATAAGTATCATTTGTGTCTACAAATACATTTTTTCCTGTACAATAAAGTATTCCATCTCTCTCTGCGGTAATAAGATTTCCTTGTTTAAATTCATAATCAGAACCATTTTTATAAGTAATATGTAATGTGGATATGTCAATATATGAGGAACCATACCTATATACACGGATTAATTCTGAATAATCTTCAGGTATATGCATAAAGCAATTGTAAAGGTTTAATTTGCTATTATTCAACGATATGCCAAACTTCTTAGTCTCTTCTAAATGATGTGATATTACACAACATTGAGAATATTCTAATCTAATGCCTACCTGTATATTATTTAATAAAAGCACATTAGAGCAAGTTCTAAAATAACAACTAAACCATTGACAGTTAGAAATAACTAAATTATCTCCATTATTTAAATATATAATATTAGCATCTTTAAATTTATTATACCCGGGCTTCTTCAGAAAACTTCGACAATCATTAATACAATTAATCATATATAAATTGTCAGAATAATTGGGAGCATAAATATTAACTTCAAAGTGTTTGAATTCTATCTTATCTAATTTTAAATAACTTTCTTTCAGTATACACTTACTTCCTTCATTATATTGAATATTCTTATCATCCACCCATCCACTTTTTTCATAGCAAAATGATAAATTCTCAATCGTACAAAATGAGTATGGCTTACTTAAAGGGGTTGTTCCGTCTTTAGAATAATTTTGATATATTAAAAAATCATTTTTTATATGAGATACTATTTCAGTTTTTCCGATTCCGCTCCCATAAATAGATGTATAAACATAAATAGTAATAGGTTGATAAATATCATAGACGCATTCTGATAATTTTATGGTAGTACAAATATCTATTGCTTGTTGGAAAGCGTCATGCCAATCATTATTATCGGAGTCTTTAAACCATTCAGGCATAGTAAAGTCATTCTCTATCTTACCTTTTAACTTACCATTAAATATTTTTCCACCTTTAAATAGTAAGGTACAGTTAGTTGGAATATTTATTTCTGCGCCATCCAAATTAAAATCATACCTGATTTCATATATAGTATCAGGCTGATTTATCATTTCCTGCGTAAGTATATTTTTACCGTCTATAATATTCCTACGCAATATCTTATACCCCTTGCCGCTGAATCTGTCAGGACTAAAAGGGCGGTCAGCAAATTTTAAAACACTTAAGTTTTCCCCTTTGTCTACAGACACAAGGTCTTCGTCATCCGCAAGATTGTTTATCGTACCGCCACCACTTGCATTAATAAACTGCTTGGTTGATTCGGACAGCATATCAGGAGTAACACGCTGGGAACTGAAATTGGAAATAGCATCGCTTTCAACTTCCTTTATTTTACTGATTGCTTCATCTCTAATGTCAGTCAATTTATCTTCATTTGACTTCCAGTTCTCGATATTTTCAAATACTCCACCTGCAAATTCCCATGTCTCCACAAGTCCGCTATTGTTCAAGAATGACACCTTTAGCCCGGCTATTCTTATAGTTTCCGGAACTTGAACAATAGCATCTTCTAATGTATATCTATTACTGCCATCAATCCCGGATGAAGGATGATGAATAGAAACATTATACTCGGTTATATAGCTCATATATCCACCTTTTCCAGAACTAATGAAACTCTTTAGGGCGTTAGGGGTGATAGAACCGTTTTCTCTGTCTTCTTGAAATGGAAACTGCTCATTACCCGTCAAAACGTCTCTTTTGGGGAGTTGTCCAATTTGTTGTCCTTTTTCTGTTTTCTCTTCCATACTACTATTTATTTTTACTTGTAAGCAATATCGGCTCTTCATTAGTCAACAACAATGGAGCGTCATTGGCTAATAATAAATACCCTTCGTCAGGAAATGGATGCGGCTTATTTCCGCCAGCACCGGGAAAACCTATGGTAAGTATGCTGATTACGGGAATGCCGATTATAGGAATGCTGATGTGAGGGATAGTGATTGGTTTCATAAGGCTATCCCTCTTTAATCATTTTCGCTTCTGACACTTTCGTAGCACTTCTTATTGTAATTTCCATACCTGCCGCTATGCCAATAAGACGAAATATCACATTGGAAGGACCTAAGGCTTGATTGGCATTTGGGGAAAGCGGGATAGGATTCATGCCCTCGATATTGGCAAATACAGTCACCATTCCGCCCTTGTTCTTTATCTGTATGGTAACGGGATTACCGTCACTGACAAACGTTGCGTAATACGCTGTTTTGCCTTCTTCTTGTTGAAATGATAAAACTTCTGCTGCCATGATGTTTACTTTTTAGAGTTATTCAAATAGTTCACAATTCCCTGCACATGCAAGTCCACTATTGCCCGCTTCCCCTCTTCCGATAATAAGAAGCCAACATCTTCCTTATTGTCTTGGAATAGGTTCTCTGTAAGGACTGCCGGGCACTTCGTGTGCTTCAAAATGTAGAACCCGCTTTCCTTATCAGGGTCGCCATCCGTCATATCCTTGCGTATCTTCATACCCGGCAAAAGTCGTTCGGCTGCCGCATATAAGCTGTCAGCTAATTTATCGGCTTTCGTCTGACCTGCCGAAGTCCACGCTTCCCAACCACGTGCCTGCATCCATTCAGAGCCGCTTCCCGCTGCATTACAGTGGATAGATACGAGGATTGTGTCACTTGCCTTGTATTCGTTCGCCCTACGGCAACGCTCCGATAGGGGAACGTCTATTTCCTCTTTGACGATACGTTCTGCGTCAATGCCTTTCTTTCGCAGCTCCGCTTCCAATCGTATGGCAATCTCACGGGCATACGCATACTCTTTCAATCTTCCGTCCGGTGAACACTTGCCCGGAGTGTTACTTCCGTGCCCGTTGTCAATCAATATTTTCATTCTGCACGTCCTCCTTGAAATATTTGTCATAAACTACACGAGCCACCCATCCGGCAACAACACCGACACCGAATGATACAACAGTAGTCAGGTTCACCCAAAACGGGGTGTAGTGCATGTAAAGCATAACTCCCACGATGATAGCGATAACAATCGCTGCGATAATCAGTTTCTTTTTCATTTTGTTACTCCTTATCTTTAGTTATTATTTCACTCATATCTTCTTTCTCGACATCGAGCACTTTCTTTCCGAACAATCCCAACGCTTTCAGTAAGTTGAAATTATATCCCTTTGGCTTCAAGATATTGCTTATGATAGAGCAGAACTCTATGAAGCAGACAAACAAGCATGAATACACATCAATATTCCATTTATTGCCGGAAGCAATGTTTATCATCACCACCATACAAACAAAGGCAAAGTATGTCACCATTTTACCCATAGTACGGCGCACGGCACTTGAAAACCGAAATTCTTCACCCAATAGCAAGCATTTCCTTATCCCGAACATTAAATCGCATACAACGACTGAAAATGTTACTATCAGCCACGGTATCATGTGTTCCAATGACTGTGCAATAAAACTGCTTGCTATTACCGAGAAACCACCCGGTATGCTTTGGGTAATAATGTTATTCTTCATCTTATCGTTATTTGTCAATTATTCCTATCTTTGTGTCTCTTATCAAATAAGCGAACTACTGTCATTCCGTTTTGCTCGTGAGAGTAGGACGGGATTTTCATATCTTGCCGTAGTATCTGAACCATGCACCCCATTTGCGTTCTTTCAGATAGTTCGGATTATCCTGGTTGAGTTTGGCTTCCATTTCAAATGCGCTCGCACGGTAAGCGTTTTTATTGACCTTGCCGTCCCCAATCTTATCGTCTGTAAACAGATGGTACACGAAGCTTACAAACCATTCAGCCAAATACAGAATGTAATAGAATAGCGGGATAAGGAGCAACCACCATGCGCTGACATGAAACGCCAACAATACGGATGGGATAGCCGCTATCTCCATGCACTCGAAGAACTGTTTCTGATGTGTACGTTCATGACGTATGGTTGTTTCGGACAACTCTTTCAGCTTCGTAAGGATGAAGCCGATGAACATGATTGTTGTGTAGCCTCCAAAGAGGATAAGTTTGGCTAATTTGCTGTTGTAGTAGATTGTTTTCATATACATCATCTTATTTATTCATTATAATCAAAAACAAAAAGTACATAATCTAAATCATCAAAATCGCCAGCAATAAAACTTTGAATAGCACTTCCAGGTTGACATATATTTTCATTAATTTCCATTTGCGAATCACTACTACCTACAAGTCTACATTTATAGATTTCTAAATATCTAACAGGGCCGTTGCTTTCATTTTGTATATCAAAATCAATATTACTACCTACACCATTAGAATACCAATCTATTTTACCACTTTCAACAATAGTTAATTGTCCACTTCTATATAGACTAATATCGTGTGAACTAAGATTGGCTATTATTAACATTCTTGTTCCATATTGTGTATCAGTAGGTGGTAAATAGGTTAAAGCATCATATAATTTGCTCCAATCAAATTCTTTGCCCGCAATCAGCTTATCTCCAGCAAATAGCCCTGAGGTCAATTCTCCTATTTTTAACATAATCATTATCCTTTAATCGGTTACACAATATGCTGTATTGGCATCCTTAGAGCCAATAGCCTTGTACTCGGCAGCGGTTTTCTTGGTGAGGGTGGTGAGGTTGTCGGAAGCAACAAGGTCTTTAATAATTACTTCTTTAGAAACGTCTGTGACATCAATTTTACAATGTTTACAATAATCTAAATATGTAAATATGAAACTAAGCAAATATCTATTATTCTCACTACTACTAACATAAGCAAATACACTACCCATCTCTATACAATTAGAGGTTAAATTAAAAAGATGGAAATGATATTTAGCATGACTATTTACAATATCAATTACTACATTTTTAAAGCTGTTAATACTACCAAATAGCCTATTAATTCTATTTTCCGCCTCTGTTCCTTGTGCATTAATATTATTAATTGAGTCATTTCCGTCTACATCAATAACTTTGCCATAACCGATATTATCCACATACTCCTTCGTTGCTATATTCGCCACTATTCCCGCAGGGGTTTCAGTAGTTGGACTAACACTTTGGTCGCCTGGTGCATATGTATCAGTATGAAGAATAACTTTTGCTTCATGAGAAGCATAAAAGTGGTATTTACCACCACCTCGTACAAAAACATAGCATGTATCAAAGTGGCTCAAATTACCTAAACCCCTCACAGGGTCTATATCTGCATGAACGAAATCTGATAAGTATATAGTAATATTGCTATCACGATTAACGCCCCAAGCATTCGGAGCAAATTCCCAAATTTTGCGAGTAGAAAAACCTCTCTCATGTGTAGACCATGACGGTTTTGTGCCACTATCTAATGATATCAGCACTTCTACTCGTATGTTCATTCTTTCTCCAGAAGCAATCGTAACCGGATACCACGTATTTTCATCCAACCCGGAGGCGTCAATCTCTGTAAGCTGCATCATGTAGCCAACACTACGAGCGCTTGAAATGCTGTCATCGACATATTTCTTATCAGAAACTTCCGCCCAATCCCCATTCTTACGACCGTATGCCTTTCCATCAGTTGGCGCTTCATCTATGCCGCCTATCTTACCCTGGCTTACCCATTCACCGTTCACCCATGCGTAGTAATCATAAGGGGCTTCCGTACCTACAGCCATGAACCCGTCAACTGCCGAACCATCGGGAATAGCGGATTTCAAGGCTTCAAGGGTGTCGTATTCGCCGGCAACACGGAAAGAGCTTCCCGGTTCACCCTTGCAATAAATATCTGTCTTGTTGAAACTTTCCGTATCCTTGTTATACACATAGACATAGTGGTCTTTGCCGATGTATGTCGGATTGTTGGCAACCTTTTCGGCATCTTGTGCGGCTGTATTGGCGGCGGCGGCTTTTTCTTCGGCATTGGATGCAGCGTTGTTTGCGGATTGGGTAGCCGTTTCTGCTCCTTCTTTAGCTGCGTTGGCATCGGATGCAGCTTGTGCCGCCAGTCCTGCTTTCTCATTGGCAGAATTTGCGGCTGTCTGTGCTGCTGTGGCGTTACTTTCTGCTTTAGTAGCGGCTGCATTTGCTTTATCGGCAGCTTCCAAAGCGGGAGCGGCTAACAATGTAAGTGGGGCACGTACAATGCTCGGCATGTCCTGACCCTCTACTTCTTGATATGCGGGCAGAGATGTGATACCGTCCAAACTTTCCGCTTCCGGCACATCGCCAACACCTTGTGAACCTTTTTTTAGTTCATCTTCTATTTCTCGTAAATCCTGTTCTGTCCAAGCCATAATTATTCCTGTTTATCGGTTGCTTCTTCCGGTTGATTGTTGATAGCACGATTGAGCGCGTCAATAAAAAAAGGTTTGCAAAAAGCATTTGCATGCTCTTGTATCAAGGATACTTCTTCATCGGTATACTCTGTCTCTTCATTGGAGTTGTATATCTTCAAAGCGAGTGCATGCGATGCGATACCGTTACCGTTCCGGTATAATACATTCGCAAAATTCTCTCTACAATCTATATTTTCACAATGCTTACGGGTAATGTCCGTAGCAATCAGTAATTGTTTAAAATTTATCTTTTTCATGAGCTTGGGTATGATTTAGTTAATCTTCCATCTTTATAAAAAGAAAGTCCGCTGATGCCAAGAGACACTTGGTATCTTGAACCACTTAAATTTGAAATCATTGACAATGACCCTGCAAAAAGGGTAGTAGACGCAGTTAAGTTGCCATCACTTGCTATATTGTCTAATTTTAATCTTGGGTAAGTAACAGAAGTACCTCCGCCTCCACTATCAAGGAATGAAATTCCACCCACATCATATCCTTTTGAATTATAAAATTTTATGCTGTTTGAATTTGGGTTTATTTCTATTTTTGTACCTGACGAAGCGGTTGATATTTTGCCAACAATGCTAACATTCCCATTTTCGTCTATCACCAAAGAGTTGTTAGGAGTTCTTACATTTTTAAACACCCCGCTGTTTGCATTTATCTCTCCTTCAAAATATCCACCAATAGCCTTTATTGTCCCGTCTGCCTGAATAGACACATTCCCGTTGGCGGATATATCTCCGGTAAAGTATATGTTTTTGGAAACCACGGAAATGTTATCAAGTGCCACATTGATTTCTGAACCTAATCCGTCTTTTTTGACATATAATTTAAGTTCATCGGTAACTCCATTGATATCCAGTCCCAACTGCGTTACATCTTCCTCTATTTTTGTAACAGACAATTTGAGGTTTTCCGCTGTCTGCTCAATCTGTGAGAACCTTTGATTGTTGCTTTCCGAGAGTTCCTTTACTTCCAACCTGATACTTTCCGCTGTCTGCTTTATTTCGGAACTTAATTTTGTATATAAATCCTCGAATGCGTTTTCGGTAAGAGCCAGCGAGTGTATGTATATATCCCCCGTAAACTTCAACTCGAAATCACCCGTTCCGTCCCATGTACCGGAATACTCCTTCATTGCGTATTCCTCACTCGGTTCAAGACGTTCGGTGAAATGCAGGTTCTGACCGGGAAATCCTATTGTCAGCGTTCCGGCTGTAACTACCTTATACCGGAAAGAGATAAAAAACTTCTTCGGTTCTTCCCCTTCCTCATAGGTAGGCTTATTGGCTAAGTCCGCATTTGGCTGTTTAATTCCGGAAGAAAGAATACGAAGCACGTTTCTATCTCCGTCTCTAATAATGGCAGCCATAGCGTCCTTACGGGAATAGAACTTGTCGTTAACCAATAAGAACTTTCCGTTCACAGTAAAGAAGCGAACATCGTTCTTTGTCTCCCAACCGTTCGTATTGCTTGCAAATGATGCGTTATACAGATAATTATCCTTTGCCTGTACCTCGTCAAGCACTTTGGAGATTTCAGAGTAAATCAAGTCTTCCAATATCTTGAACTGGGTAAGGATATTCACACCCGTTTTCAGGATAAAGTCACCAGTAACTTTATTTCCATTAGGACTGAAAGCTGTCACTTCTTTACCAGCCAAAGAATAAGAATCAATCCCTGCATACTGACGGAAGCTCGGAGTATCATTCCCGTATGCTGCCAATACGATGGCGTTCTGTCTGGTCTTATCCGTCCGGTTACCTAACTGTACAATGTCATCGCCTGCTTGTGGTACGGCAGACCCCGTGTCACAGTCGCTCTTCGAAAGGTCTATGTAATTGTCACCTACGCTTGTCACCAGCCGCCAATAGTAGGTATTAGAGACGTTCTCATGTACGCCTGGCTTGATGTTGAATGTCTGGCTGCGGGCTTGGTCTCCTATTACAAATTCCTGAACAATGGTCTTTCCCCCGTCTGTGTTCTCGAAGTAACAGCGGTAAAAGGTATCGTATTCCTCTACCTTAGAACATGACATGGATGCGGGAGAAAGTATTATCTGACCGCCAACCTGGCGTAATCGCTGTATCAGTAACTCAATAAACGTGGCGCTCTTGCGTGCCAGCATATGGTCTACTTCCAAATAGCTGTCGCCCGTCTTGCTGTCTACTTTAATAACAAAGCCTTCACCGAGCGCACCGGAAGAAAAGTTCATGGACTGGATGTAGTCTGAAAATAATCCACCTAAGAACTTTATTAAAAATCCAGCTTCGTCCGGTCTGTCTTTTCTTATAAAGAACTTGGATAAAGCCTCTATATCAAGAGCCTTAAAGTAGACAATTCGGTCGGCGGAAGTCCTGATGAACAGTGCTGGGTCGGCATCTGCGACGCATATATATATTTCCCCGAGATTCAGACCTTGTAAATGCTCTTCATCACTCGGAGATAAAGCAGGGGGAGCTGCCTGATTGTTTTCATTAAGAGCATCACCAAACCATAATATTTTACTAAGCCTTTTTTTCATACCTCAACCTTATCAACATTAGTAAATGCAGCTTTTTCTGCGCTGAATTGCAACATCTCTCCATCTTTGGCGTGGTCTATCAGGAATGCAGGGAAAGAGGCGGAAGAACCAGCTTCAGGAGAGCCGCCAATACCTGCAATATCGTTATTCTGCAATTCAAGAGCCATATTTATATGGAACAGCTGGCTATCTTCAATAACTTGCGTCATTTCCGGAACAGAACTTTCCGAACGGACATATCTTGTCCCGTCAATTTCCACCATAGAAAGGCATAAAATACGGTTTATGTGTTTTGCAAACCAATAAGGGACGCCGCTTGAATTTCCTATCGTAAGATTATACACATCATAAGGTACTGCGTATAATTCTTCTATCTCTTGCATTTGGTTGCGATATTGCTCATTATCTATTCGAGGGGAATATCCTCCAGGTTTAAATCCTGCTTCCACACGAAAATTAAATACTTGCTGAATATCATCTACCCAAAATATGTTATCAAAAGCGGAGTTATTGCTTTTATGGGAATAACGGATAAGTACAGTTTCCTCTAACAAGTCGTCAGAGGAGCATACAATAAAAGGTTCTGATGTATATTCGTTGATTGTAACCGTATATACGGCATCCTCCAAGTCTCGAAGAATGGCGTAATACATCACTACATTGTCATTATGATTATATGTGGAAAGTGATATTGGTGTAGAATTTCCTGCGGCAAGATTGTTCAGGCTCGCTGAAACTTCCTCAGAAGCATTAGTGAATACCTGTATATGGATTTTATCAGAAGCGTGGAACTTCTGAATATAGTCCATATCAAGCCCAAACTTATCTTTTACAGGTGAGAAAAAAAGAGGGCAAACATCACCAACTTTTACCATGTCCTTTCGTCCTTTTATAGTGACGTGCAACTTCACACATCATGCGCAAATATACATACTATTTAGACCAATTCCAAATAATACCTTATAAAATAACGAGTGCCTGATAGACTTATATGGAATCTCCTCATCTATTAATCCACACTCTTGACTATCAAATAATATTTTACCGCTTCCGGTCGTCCATAATTATAGCTTGCACTTTTTACGTAGCCTTTATAAATATGTCCGTTCTTTTCCACCCGAATGTAACCCGTCAAGTCTGACGGTATTTCCAAATCTCCGGTCTTGACGGAAAGTTCTCCTACTGTGAACAGTTTGTTTCCCAATACAATGCTCGACCTTTCGCTAACTCCATTGATTGTCACATCACTGTTACCGTCAGATGATGTAAACTCCAACGCGTTGGCAAAAGCACCTATATACCTTGCGTTTGCTTCAATCATAAACCTTTGGGAATACATGGCATTGAACATAGTAGAAGGAGATATGACACCGGATATTGTATATCCATCCCTTACAAGCTTGTATTTTTCTCCGTCAAGTGATGCTCCAACAAAGAATATATCATTATCACTGTCGCTGTCAGTCGTATCTTCACCTCTTTTTTCCGCAAGAAATTCCATACCATAAGCATCGGCTCTATATGGGCTAACTAATTCCAATACGTTATCTGTCAATGTAATGCCGGTGGTGTATTCATTGGTAAAGCGGAATTCATCGCGACCATTTACACTGTCGTAATCCTGTTTGTCATACCCGACTTTTACCCCCGAATAAACCAGTCCGGCATTCACATTGTATTCCAAATCGGAAGTGCTGTCCTGCAAGTCCTTTATTTCTGTATCTTGGAATAAAGTATCACGATGAACAAATGTCACCTTCTCGTCACCGATTACAGGGACAAACCCGAATTCCGCGCTCATCCAATTGGCGAATTTGATATAAGATGTATATATTTTGGCATTGGGAAGTCCTCGTATGCTTTCTGCCGGAACTATCATCGCCATGTCTAAACGCTCATCTACTCCGGTGGCGATTTCACCCGTTACATTGTTCTTATCAGTTATAGACCTCAGTAAACGGTTAAGCAATACTTTAGGACTGATACAATCTATTTTTACAGATTTTCCACGCTCGGAAAAACTTATATTTAACGGTGTGTCAAGACTGTTGAATTTAAAATTAACGGGAAAATTTTGATATATAGGGTCAGATTTTGCAAGTGCTATATTGAAATTAATCATCTCACCTGGAGATATTGTCAAATTCTCATCAATATCGACAGTGTATGTATTAAATGTTTGAATTGTAGCGGATTGATAATATATTTTAAGCTCTTTACTATTTTCATTATAAGAGGAAAGCCGTATATATATCGGGAAGGATACGCCTGGTCTCTGATACGTAATGAATACACTGAATTTTACTTTTATCCGTATGGTCAAATCCCTGTCAGATATATTTTTGAACAGATATTCTCCGAATAGACTTTCCGTACTTTCAAATCGGTTTTCAGCCGTATCAAAAACCTCTACAATGTCCTTTGTTGCAATTTCCGGTTGTCCTAACATATAAAAAGGAATAGTATAATAAGCATTAGGATAAGCAGTCATTACATGGGAAACATTAGGCTCCTCTGCGTCACTTGGTATAGACCATTTTATATCACTGTTCATTAACAATCTGTCATAATCCAAAGGTTGGGACTCCTTTATTTCTTTTACCGGGTATTCATACTGCGTGCCTTTCTTTGCCTTAATCAAGCTTGCGAGACTGTTGTCGACGGCATTTATTTCGCACGTCGTATCATTGTAGGAAAATGTGGAGTAGTCCAAAGCACATCTGAACTTTTCATTTAACAGCCATGAGTTATTCCGGGTATAAAACACGAGTGTTGCAGATGAGTTCAGGTAATTCGACAAATATTCTTTCAGCAATAGCGAATAAGCGCCGTTGGTAAACTCAAATTTTGTGGAAAAACTACGAACAACTCCGTCATAATCCCCTCTCTTGAAAGACATCTCTACATCGTCCCAATTAACAAGCTCATTTGTGGCGTCATATGTCATTCCGCCTATCAACAGTTCACATCTGTAATACATATCTATTTCTTTTTTGAAGTTGAACGTATCATAGCATCTATGTCATCACACATACGCCTGACCATATAGGCATATTCTTTGGCGGAGAACGTGTTTTCATCAATGTGCATTTTTACATGGGACATTAAAGAAACGCGTTCTTTGGTAAAATATTCCCTATCCATTTTTATTTTCCCTATATCCGGAGATGTTTCCTGCAATTTTGCAAGGCGGTAATTGTCAGAAGCGGAAACGCTGCTTATCCGGTTCTTTATCTTATCATGTTCGTCCTCTCTGAATTTATAACCCAAAGCAGACATGACTTCTACAGCATCACTCCAGTTTCCGGAAGAAATGAGTTCCTGACATATGGCAAGACAATTTAATCGGATTTGAATTTTCAGCACTTCATTTTTCCGGTTTATTTGAGCGGAAACAGACTTTCCCCCTATTATTGATAAGTATTCATTGCATAGCTTCTCGGCCGCCAAAGCCTTTTCCCTGATACTATATCTTCCGCCTTGAACAACCTTATCAATATCCCCCAGGAATATGTCTATAAAGCGGGAAAGGCATATTTTGTTTAAGTCATTATATATCATATCTTATACTCTGCTTGAAATCCAATTATAATCCGCGATATGGTTGGCTTTCTTCATAATCCGACCAATGTTCTGCAATTGTTTGGTATTACTTTCCATCTTTCTTTCAAGTCGGCTGTAATCGTTGTTTACATTAACAACAATCCCCTCTTCTCTCATATTCTTTAGCTTTTGTTCCAATAAACCATAATCCGATGTAAGTCCTCTACGGTCATAGATATATGACAAATCAGGGATTACCTGCGCATGCGCCGGAAGGTCTACCAATGTCGGCTTATCAGGAGTGATAAAAAGCCCGTTATTAGTTACGATACCCTCTTTCTTGCCGCCATCACCTACTATTGCCAAACCGCCGGGATGGTCTTTTGTTCCTTTGGCGTATTTGGGAATGGGCTGGGCTATTATGGTCGCCAAGCTAACTGCTCCTTGTGCTATAATTAATGGGATTATCTCAGGAGCAGCAAATGGATTAGTCCATGCTTTCATTATAGCTAAAGATGTAGCCATTATCGTTTGTATAATATTGTTAGCCTTGTCAAACTTTGCTTGCTTCTCCTGCAATGCGGCTTTTTTCTTTTCAAGCTCCGCATTTTTCTTTGCTGTTTTATCCTCCGCGGCACGTTTACGAGCTTCCGCTTCTTCGGTGGAGATTGCACCATTTTCTTCAAGTTTTTCTATTCTTTCGACTTCTCTATCATATGCTTCATCATTAGCATCTTGTTCAGCTTCCACTTCTTCCATCTTTCTTTCAAAAATAGCAGTTCCCAAATCTGCAAATCCTCCCAGTAAATCAGATATAGCTTGAATAGTTTCTGCTATTTTATCCATTTTCCTCTTGTTAGCTTCAGCTGATTTATCTACTGCGTTTATTTCTGCATCCCTAACCTTTTCTGCAAGGGCAATTTCAGCTTGTGCTATCTTTTCTTTCAATTTTAATCTATCTTCTTCCGATAGACCTGGTGTATTTAGTTGTTCTTTGGCTAAATCAATGGCTAATTGTGCTTGCTTTATAGCATATTTTTCTGTTATTTCCTGCTTCTTCCTTTCATAATCTTCTTTATTTATTAAACCTTGAGAATATTGTGCAGCTGCTTCATCTAATTCTTTAGACATTGCAGCATTTATAATAACCGATTGAAAAGAATAAGATTCTTGTATTTTCTTATTCTTTTCAGAGGCGTACCTTTCTTCTAAATCTAATCGTTTTCTTTTGTACTTCTCATCAACAAGAAAAACATCTTCTCCGTTTTTTATAGCAGCATTTATAGCTTGCTCCCTTTCGTTATCGAGTAATTCCAATCTTAATCTATATTCTTCTTCGCTCCCTTTTTTTACAATGTCTAATTTATGTTCAATTTGAGACTTTTCTTTATCAAGTCCATAGGATAATTGTTTATCTTCCAAAGCTTCTTGCATTGCTTTTGCAAGATTTTCTCTGGTTGCTTGTTCTTCCTTAGAACTGCCTCTAATAGCTGCAATTCGCTTGTTATAATTCAATGATATTTTAGCAAGTTCTTTCTCTAATCCCTCATCCATTAAATCCAGTTCGGATTGTTGTAAAGCTTCACGAATGCGAATACGCTCTTTAGCGGCTTTTTCCAAAGCTTTCTTTTCTTTATCCGTTAATATTCCATTATTGCCAGCATCGGACGCGTTACTCCCTGCTAAATCAATTTTATTAAGTTGGTTTATCAATGATTCTGTAATAGACGATATTGCTTTTTTACCGGCAGCGGCTTTAGTTGCAACATCAATTTCCTCCTTAATAACACTATTTGTTCTTTTCCATGAAGTTAGAATAGTAAAAAAACCTCTATTTTTTAATTCATCTTCCAATTTATTGCGGTTGGCAATAGCTAATTGATAATCAGTATTTTCAAACTCAAGTCTTGATTTCAAAGTTTCAATGTATTCTTCTTTAGCTTTTATGGCGGCTTCATCGGCTTTCATACCAGATTGTACATATTCTTGATACAAATTTTGCATGTTTCTTGCATTCTTTTCAAGAATATTGGATTTAGCCATTTCATTTTGAGCCATAGCAACTGCTCTATTGTTATAATCATCTTGTAGCTGATTGGCGTCCTTTAATTGATTAGCTACATTCCTAATACCTCTTGCAAAAAAATCAATAACATTCTTTGCTGGTCCAGTGGATTTTTTGAAAGATAACATAAATGCTTCCCATGCCGAAGACAATCCAAGAATTGCTCCTTGTACATTATCCCCCATAGTATTTGCCATGTTCCCAAGTTCTTCTTCAACTCCTGTTATCTGTTCTCTTAAAGGGATAAGCGCATCAATATTAGTAAGCAATGTATTGAATTGAGCCACACTTCTTTTATCAGTGAGTTCAAGCGTAGTATTTAAATCCACACCTTGCTCTTTTAACTTCTTCAACCCATTCACAAGTTCAGGCAATGTTTTTACCGCTCCACCTAATGATTTAGCCAATAGTCCATTACTATCAGCAAGATTAAGGAATATATTTCTTAAAGCTGTCGCGGCCATAGACGCATCAAATCCAGAGTCTGCCAATTTCCCTAATAAGGCTAAAGTATCTTCTATCTGAAAATTGAAAGCTTTTGCCACTGGACCCACAATAGGCATCGCTGTTTGCAAATAAGAAAAAGACAAAGCGCTCTTGGTTGTAGCAACAGCCATTGCAGATACATATCGTTCCGTTTCTGATGTGTCTGCATTAAACATTCTAAGTGCAGCACCTGCAAGAGCTGCTGCTTCTGGCAACTCTGCGCCAGTAGCTTGGGCAAATTTTAAAATACCCTCCGTTGATTGCAAAATTTCATTTTTAGAAAATCCCAATTTAGCCAGTTCTATTTGTAAGGCAGTAGCTTGTGATGCTGTATATTTAGTTGCCGCACCTAATCGTTGAGCATCAGTTGTCAAGTCTTTTATATTTTTAGATGTAGTACCTAAAATTGCTGCTAATTTGCTATTTGCAGCTTCAAAATCAACAATAGATTGAGCACCTGACTTAAATAAACCTATGAGCTTTTGGAACCCACTGATAACAGCTTGTGCTCCAACCATTCCCTTTACCATAGAACCTACCCCAATTCTAACTTCATTGAGTCCGCCTGCTACATTTGACCTTAAGATATTTCCATATCCTTTGGCGACAATTCCTAAATTTTTAAACGTCTTATTTCCGTTTTGTAATTCGACTATTGCAGCCTTTATTTCGTTCTTATATGCCCCAATAGCCATCTTTTGCTTAGTATATGAATCAGTATTTCTGCGTATATACTCTGTATTCTTAGCTATCTGATTATTTAATTGCTGACGCACTTTGTTGTCTTTATCTTCTGCATCAGTAACTTGGGAAACTGCAATGCGAAGCAGTTTATTTTGCTCTTTTGCCTCATTAATAGAATGAACCTCTTTATTTGTCAAAGCAATAGCTTCTTGCGTGGTAATTTTAAGTTTCTTCTTTTCTTGATTAAGCATCTTTTGCTGCTTTAATCTTTCCGTTTCTACTTTAGCCGCTTTTAACTCTGCTTGCGCATTTAAATCATTTGCTTTAGCCTGCTCCAAAGCTTCTTTTGTGGCTTTTTGGGTCTCCTCTGCAATGTTTTTTAAAAGAGCCTTATATTCATTTTGGATGTTAGCAAGTTCTTTCTCTGTTGTAATTAACTTTTTTTGAATCTCTTCAAATAATCTTGCCTTATTAGTCAAGTCGTCATAATTAGAAACCGGAATACTATAAGATTTAGCCAGTTCTTTCCCTAACTCCGCATATGCTTTTTTAACTTCCGTAAATTTATTAGTCAGGCTGGTTAGTTGATTTAAAGCTTTATCGCTTACTACATCGGTAATTACAAACTCGTTTGCCATAAGTCCTAATATTGAGTGCCATGCAACATCACATGGTGATACAAAGATATTGAATTATTTAGAATTTTCTAAATAAGAAAGGCAAAAATGAAAATCAGAAAAGGGAAGAGAAAAAGAAAAAGCCAGACATTACATCTGGCTTTATTATTTGGAAATAATCTTAAGAATGCAATTAGTATATCACTGCATTTCCACTGATTATATATACCGGTAAATTAGACCTACCCTTTTCTATTTTTTCAATACTAAACGAAATAATCCCATTTGCGCCCATCTCTTTGGCTTTATTAACTGCGGATGAAATCATTCTTTCATAAGTAGGGACATAATATTTTCCAATAGATATGCTTCTTTTTTCATGCACATAGTTTCTATCTTCTTTTTTTACTTTATTTCCTGAATGAAACTCCAAATATATTGGACCTACGGGAGTAAAATCCTTATTCCCAATTTCAGTAGGATTAATTACAAAGTTAGGGTCTTTGACATATTCTCTATAATCAAGGGAATATCCTATTTCATAATAAGTGCTCTTACATGATGTTACTGATAGCAAAATCAGAAACAAAAATAATAGTTTTTTCATAAGCCTTTAAATGTTATCAGATTTTTTTATGTTACATAAAAGATATTTGTTTTAAGTTTTGTTTGCAAAGTAATTCCTAATAAATCATTTTGACAATATTTTTAACGGAAATCTTTGTAATTTAGACTGATTATAAATAGTTTATCACTTCTTTTTCCCAAATAGTTCAGAGTGGCTTCCAAGCCTAAGGACTTCAATAACATCGCTCCCCTCATCAAACCATATAAGGAGAAAATCTCCTTCGATATGGCATTCCATGCAATCCTTGTACTCACCAATCAGGACATGAGCCTTATATTTCTCCGGAAGTTCTATTTCATTCTCCAACATACGAAACACTTCCAGTAACTTGCTCAATTTGGATGGGTTGTTCCGGTATCGCTTAAAATCTTTTTTATACTGTGTCGAATAGTGCAACTGCTTCATCTACTCACAAGATTTTATAAAGGCTTCCATACTACTGGTATCAATAACCCCGGCATATTTACCGGAACGCGCCTCGTTTATGGCTGCAACCGTCTCTTCATTAGGTTCTGAATACATTGCATCCATCAAGGTGCTTTCTACAAAATTATTCAAACTCCTGTTCGCTTTTTTGGCATGTTCCTGCAAGATTTGCAATAAATCCTCACGCAAGCGGAACGAAGTTTGTTTTCTTACTACTGCTTCCATATTATTATTGTATTATATTGTATCGCAAATATAATACATTATATACCAAGAAGCAAACCTTTCTCTGATTTTCTTTGCACAAAAAAAGCCCCGAACCATAAGGAACGGGGCTGGAATGGTTATTTACTGTATTTATTCTTTAATTCTTCAATTTTAGATTGTGCATCTTTTAATGCAGTTGTCACGACTTCTGCATTTTTAACAAATACTGTGCTAGCAGAATATCTTTCAAGTTTCATAAACCAATTGGCTTTTCCTTTTGAAACATAATAGCCAATCTGAAATCCGTCTTCTGTTATGAATTTATTTTCTAAATAGTCAGGATTACTTTGAATGTCCGAATCAACTTCACTTACTAACCTATCAAGTGCTTTATTAATTTCAACTAAATCAGAATATTCTATCATTGCAATATGAGATACACTTCTTGATGTTTCAGGTTCTTCAATGCGGTAGAAATACGCATTATTTTGACTTCCTATAATTGTTCTAATTCCTGCTTCTAAAGAACCCATAAAACTTTTGGGAATATTAGACATTGTAACATCTACAAACTTTGTTATAGACCCTGTCTTAGAGGAAAATTCCTCAAATTTAGTTAATTTTTTAGATTCTTCATTGTTTTGCGAATAGCATACAAAGGGAATTATCAGCATTAAGATTATTAATACTTTTTTCATAATCATGTATAATTTTAATGTTAAACAATGTTATTTATATAATGGCAGCAAAATAACTGATAACTGTTTACAAATCCAAATAAATCCACATGTATCTTTACTTTGAAGGTAAAAAAGTTGTTTCCCCTTGCTTTTTTCAAAAATAGTTTGTATGTTTGTAACGTCAAAACATTCATAGGGGCGGCAAACTCCTATGGCTTCAATCATTGGAGTTGTTTTTTTGCCAATACATACCAAGTAGTATCATAAATTTAAGATATTGCACCTACCGAGTGGGGTAACGGAAACGTCCCCAAAATAATCCTATGGATGTTTTGACAGCTCGTAGTAGGTGCATTTTTTGTTATGTCAAAACATCCTATTCAAGTCCTAAGCGAAACAGAGCTGCTGGGGCACAAATTCACGGTTTACGGAACTGCCGAAAATCCGTTATTCCTAGCCAAAGAAGTGGCAGAAGTACTTAACTATTCTGAAAGTAATTCAAGTAAGTTAACCAACCTTGTAGAAAGCGATGAAAAGGTTCGTAACATTATTACGACCCCTGGTGGAAATCAAGAAGTTTGGCTGTTAACCGAAGATGGTTTGTATGAGGTCTTATTTCAATCCCGTAAGCCAATCGCCAAAGAATTTAAGAAAGGAGTTAAGGAAATCCTAAAGACCATCCGTAAGACCGGCGGCTACATCGCCACCAAGCAGGACGACACTCCCGAAGAAATCATGGCACGTGCTCTAACCATCGCACAAGCCACCCTTGCCAAGAGAGAGGAACGGTTAAAGCAGCTTGAAGCTGAAACCGAACAACAGCAAGTCACCATTGAGATTCAGACAGAGGAAATTAAGAAAGCCGCACCAAAAGTCAGTTACTACGACAACCACTTACAGAGTGTGAATACGCAGACGAGCACACAAGCCGCCAAGCAGATAGGAATGGATGCTGAAAAGCTGCACAAGAAGCTGAAAGAAATCGGAATCATTTACCGGCAAAGCGGGCAGTGGATATTACATGCACCTTATTCTACATGGGGGATGCACTCAACTCGTACACAGACGTACACACGTTCGGACGGTTCGACAGGAACAAGTGTATATACGGTATGGACTACCAAAGGTGTGCGTTTCATTATTGCTCTATATGAAAATGATTGGGACGTGAAGAAAGCCATTAAGCAGATAAAAGGAGAATTAGAACCCGCTGCGTAATCTAAAGTTTATAAACCAACTACTTGTGTTATCCGCATTTATGCGGACAGATATAACTATACCCAAAAATATATTGCCACATAACCAAGCATAGATGCACGTTGAGGTTTCGACCAACGTT